TCATAGGTTTGCTCCTGTTCTCATCTGGATGAACCATAACCACCCCCCGCAACGTGCAGAAGACCTAGATCATATTATTTGTTGCGGAATGTTGCTAAATCCATCTGTATCTCTCTAGCCAAGAACAATTCCAATACGCCAAGACCCCTTGGAATTGTTGCTGTTCCAAGGGGTCTTAGTCAGAAACAAAAGGTGCTAGTTCAGCACACCTTCCACATCCAGTAACGTATAATGAAATCAATGGCTCTCTCGGAAAGAACGGCGGAATTCCAACGATTTGATACGATTGGTATACCATTGGAATACCATTCGCCACGGATTGTTTGTTGGAGAATGTTGGAGAATGGAGGATGCTGAATGCCTAGGATAAGGAAAACCGGAGCGGTCTACCCCATCCGCCACGAGCAGCGGAAGACACTCAAGGACGGCACGGTAAAGACATACGTGAACTGGCAGGCCAAGGTGGACGGCCGATGGGTGTCCGCCAAGACCTACAAGGAATGCGACAGGAAGATAGCCGAAGCCCTCAAGGAGAAAACCGAATGGGGCATGGGCGTGGACCGCGCCACCCGTCTCGGGGAATACGCGGCGCAATGGTTCGAGATGAAGAAACGCGACCTCAAACCCGCGTCCACCGGCAACTACGCGAGCCTCATAAGCGTGCATCTGAGCAGGTACGCGAACGAGAAGCTGGGCGAAGTGACCGCCTCGGCGGTGCAGCGCATGATAGCCAACATGCGCAACCTCGACGGCACCCCATGCTCATACGACCGGCAGTTGGGTTTCTACAACATCCTTAACCAGATATTCAAGGCGGCGGTGGCCGACCGGCTGATACCCACCAGTCCGGTCACCAGCGCGGCAAGGCCGAAACGCAGGGACACGGGATTGGCCGGGGACCGGCGCACCATCAACGGGCCCGTGGCCGTGTCGGCGGACAGGCGCAGCGGCACGCAGGACCGCAAGGCGTTCACCGTGGAGCAGATGCAGGACATGCTCGAAGCGTCCTCCGACGACCTGTTTCTGGGCGCACGCCAATGGTGGAGGCTGCTCACCGGCATGAGGCAGGGTGAGATACTGGGAGCCACATTGGACGATCTCGACCTGTGGCGGGACAAGACGTTGGAAACCCCGGACAGCGGCGAGATATGGATAGGCACCTACACGGTGAACTGGAAACTGGAAAGCCTCGACAAGGAGCATGGGTGCGGGGAGCCCGGCAGGGACGGAAGATACCCGTGCGGCTTCAAACGGCCCTCGAGCTGCCCCCGATACCGGTGGAGGGTGCCGGACGGATACGACATGATACACCTGTGCAAGGGGTACGCTTTGACGCCGCCGAAGTCCGCGAGAGGCAAGGTCGTGCCGATAATCCCCCAGTTGGGCACCGTCGTGCACCGGTATCTGGAGGCCACGGAGAATATCATCCCGAACCCGTACAACCTGATATTCAGGACGCGCGAGGGTATGCCGTTGGCCGCGTTGGATGACAGGGCCAGTTTCCGCGACCTCATGCGCAGGGCGGGCATACCCGACTACGAGAACCGGTACGGGCATGAATGCCGCAACTCCGTCGTATCGCTCCTGTTCCACATGAAGGTTGACCCCGGCATCATCCAACGCATCGTCGGCCATTCGTCCTTGGAAATGAGCGAGCATTACCGCACCGTGCCCGTGGAGGATTTGATGCGCGGCATGGAGACGATAAGCGACGGGCTTGGCCTGAAACAGATCGAATGGAAGGCGTGAACTGGCGCGCCGAAACTTGCCGGCCATACAATGGAAGAGTAAGTTAATCACCTTGAATGTCCAGCGGAAGGAACGTTACGGAGGCGCACCATGACAAGCATATTCGACGTGGCCGCTTACGTACTAGACAAGCTCGGCGTCATGACCACCATGAAGCTGGAAAAGCTCTGCTACTATTCACAGGCATGGTCCCTCGTATGGGATGAACGGCGTCTGTTCCCCGAGCGATTCGAGGCATGGGCCAACGGCCCGGTGTGCCCCGACCTATACCATGCGCACAAGGGCATGTTCAAGATCACGCGCGGCGATATTCACGGCGACCCGTCGAACATAGACGAAGACGGCACCAGCACCATAGACGCGGTGTTGAATGCCTACGGGAAAATGGGAGCCTACCAGCTCAGCGAGCTTACCCACAGCGAACGCCCGTGGAGGGATGCGCGAGGCGATCTCCCGCAGGGAGCCATCTGCAACACCGAGATAACTGAAGCGGCCATGGCCGAATACTATGGGAGCCTTACCGACTAGTGGGCCACCGCAGCAAAACCAAGAGCATCAAGGCCAAAGCCCCGAGCTCTTCAAAACGCGTGCCCGCGCATCACGTGGCGAAAAGCTATCATGTCCCCGAATCCGCCACGGAGATTCCCAAGGATTCCGTGAACCGTCGCATCGTATTCCGTTTCGACTGCGTTGACCTTGAGGCCGACTGTCCATGGTCGCTCGCGTACATGAGCGACGAGGAGCATCGACTGCTGCTGTTGAAGATGCGTGACTTCGAAAAGGCGACGGTGGGCGAGATCATTAGCCCCTCATATCAGGCGTTCACCTGCTACCCTGATTTCACCCAATGCCCCAACCAGACGCCACAGGACCGGCTGGCGAAATACTATGAACGCGAAGGCGATGCGTTGGCCCGGTTCCGCTTGGGCGGAACCGAACGCCTGTACGGTTTCCTTGTAGGCAATGAGTTCCATATACTCTGGTGGGACCCGAACCATGAGGTATGGCCCTCCACTAGGAAACACACCTGACCATCATATTGTAGTGGTATACAAAATGGTCCCGTCCTCCGATACAGGAGAACGGGACCAGGCACACTTCACTTAGTCGAGATTATTGGTACTGGCGCAGAAGTCAGAATCACCACCAAGGGAACGACAGATACCATACCCGGCACGGTTATTGGCATCCTCTGTTTTCTTGTAGTCTCTGTAGGCTATCACGCCAACGACAAGAGCAATGATGACCAGAATGGCAATGATTGCTGCCTTGACATTGTTGTCGTGATGTTTCTCTTCTTTACGCTTATTCTCTGCCTGCTCCTCTTCATGACGAAGATTCTGCTGCTCCTGAAGTTCCACCAACCGTTTCTGCGTCTCCAGTAACTGACGTTGCAGTTCCTCCTGCGTCATTTCAGGTTTCGGCTCGTCGGGTTTCAGCGTCGGCCGTTGTGGTGCTGGTGGTTGTTCTGGTTCACTCATTTTTTGTCTCTTCTCTCCATTGGGGTTGGTGAGCTAATTGTATCCACGAACCGTGTTCCCTGATTGCAAGAAACACGGATAAGGTACATAATCATGCGGCCCGTGCGGCAAGATTGTCATGCAGCCATCGCCGGTAGTCCAACAGGACGCCGACGGTGATGCCCAGTTCCTGCGCCATCGCGTAGGGTTCTCCCCCATACAGGTCTTCGGCGTGCATGTAGTCCACAGGGTTAATCAACGCCAATGCGGTTTCCTTGCGGGTCAAACATTCCTCCTTGCCGGGGTGCATGATGCGCAACCCGGCGTCGAAGTGTCTGGCGTGGATGAGCTCGTGCTGTAGCGTACAGGTCTTCTGCTCGATGCTCATGGCGGGGTCGATGTACGCGGTGCGGGTGTCGGGGTCGTATTCCCCGCACTGCGTATCATCGAACTCCCTATCCTCTATAAGGACTCCCATGCGTCGGGCTTCCTCGGTGAGGTCAGTCCAGGTCTTCACCGTGACCAGACTCCACCCGCTTGTTTTCATCCCGATAAGCGGCCTTCTCGACTTCTATCTTTCTGCCTATGACCTTTTCAAGCTGGGAGGCCACAGAAGCCATCTCGGATACAGGCTGGCGCAACTGCTCCTTGGTGAGCCGTGCCAGTTCGATCATTAGTGAGCGGCCGGTGGTGCCGGTCAGCGAAGCCAGTGCGTCAATGTCATCAGTGTCTATGGCACGTTTGGCGGTGGTGCGGTCGTTGACATACGGCTGAGTTCTGCCTAGGGCTTCTGCGAGCTGGTACTGCTTGATGCCGTGTGCTTTCATATATGCCTTGAATTCAGCAGCAAATGCTATAGCAAAGGCGCTGAGCGGCTTGTAATCTTCTTTCTTTGACATATCTCAAATATAGCATATCCGATACGGCGTGTCGTGGTTTGACGAAAAAATAGTAAATACTATTATTTAAGACATGAGCAGCACACAGAAACTAACAGCAGCCGGTATTCGATACCGTCTCTTCATCGCACAGAAAAGCCTTCGATGGCTTGCGGCGAATCTCGGATGGGATGTAAGCAAACTATCCCGCCGACTCGCCGGCCAGCCGGCCTTCAAAGTCGATGAATTGGACATGATCTGCGAAGCGCTCGGAGTCAGTTTCGAGGAACTGCTCACCATCCCAGTGGACATGCATGAGAAGTTCTTCGGCGCTGAGACGCCTGACTTGGAGGTGACGGCATGACTCAGAAGGAGAGTCGCTCACACCTCTACATGATCTGGTCAAGCATGAAGCGCCGTTGCGAGAACCCGAACATGCCGAACTACAAGTATTACGGTGCGAAAGGCATCAAGGTTTGCGGAGAATGGCATTCATTCCCGAAATTCAAGGAATGGGCTAAAGCCAACGGTTATGTTGACGGACTCTCGTTAGATCGCATCGACAGCAGCAGGGACTACGAGCCCGATAACTGTCAGTGGATGACGCTCAGTGATAACGCCACCAAATCATTGGAACGAATAGTCACCGTCGATGGGGTGGAGGGGAATGTTCGAGCATGGGCCAAGTTGCTTGATTGCAGCCCTGGCAACATCTCCTATCACATTTACGGCAAAGGCGTTCCAGTTGAGGAGTTCATTAGACGCCGAGCAAGATACGGGAAAAACCAGAGAGTTGTTCGGAACCCATCTGAGAGGACCGTGAAAGCCATGAGGCGTTTGAACCGCAAACTGGTCGAGCTGACCGAATCGGTCGGAGCCTTGCAAGGCGAACTTGATTTCTCTGAAGAGCAGCGTCTTTCTGAGTCTCCTGTATTGGAGGTAACAGCATGAGTGTCTATCAGACCCCAACTTGGACTCGCCGCCACGCGAGACTGACTGGCTCCCCCCAGTCAGACCCACGTAGCGACATGAACGCCAGCCGCCTCACGAACGGGTTTGCTGCAACTGAGATTGCAGCACGGCGTTTTCACGAGAGATATGGACGATTGCAGCCGCGAGATTCGCTAGACCGTACGCCATCTTCCGCTGAGCTGGGTCAGCTGACAGCCTTGCTGCTGCATTGAAATCATCGCAAGCGGAACTTGCATAGTTCTCCGCTTCACTAGCCATAAAAATCACCTCCTCTCCGAATCGAGAAAACAATGCTTAGTCAGAATCGTAACCTCTCCCAGAAGCTCGTTGTGGAGGAACGTCGCACCCGTGAATACTTCACCGGCAACGTCACCGAAGATGGTCTAATCAACGCGGAAATCGACACCGATTACGGTGCCCGTCCCCTCACTCCAAGTCAAGCGCGTTTCGCCGCCAAGGCCCTTGAAGACCTGGCCGACTGCGCCGACGAGAAGAACGAGGAATAACAAGTCTTGCCGCAGTGGGTCGTTTTTTATCCACCTATCGACTACAGGCAAATAAATACCATACTGCGATCTGCTGCGGCAACCATCGGCCGGAACCCTTCGGGGTGTCTGGACACGCACCATCGTCACCACACCATAGGACTCGTCATCCATCTCTCAGAAACCAGAAACACGGTGGCGGCAAGGGCGTTCTCGGTTCGAATCCGAGTCCGGCCACGAGGAAAGGACATGTCATGAACAGGAAAACCTATGGGGCGCACTGCTCCGGCTGGCAGCATTCCACGGACGAACGCCGCCACATGATCGAGAACCTTACGCTGCTTGCCGTCATGACGGTGACGGTATGCGGGTTCCTTGTCCTCGCGTTCCAACCGTATGCGGGACCGTGGAGCATTCTGGCGGGCTTCTGCTGCTGTGCCCCACTGACGTTCGCCTACATCCTACGCGAGTAGCCATAATGCTTCCGGCCGGGGGTCTTTTTATTCCTTACTTTCCTCCCTGGCCGGTGGGGCCAAGCGCACGGTGGCCGTGGTCGTGAAGCGTTCCGATGTCATGGACTTCACGATCACACCCGGGTTCGACTCCCGGCTTGGCGCTCAGAAAAATTTAACCCCTTCGCGTCCTGCGTCGAAAACCAGCAAAACAAGGGTTTCGGACGTGTCAGCACCGGCGTAGAAGGACAACCAAATAATCAAGCCCAGTGGAGGGAAACAATCATGGAACTCACCCCATTCGACCGTATGGGACTACTCAACATGGAGGACGCCGACTGATGGCATCTGATTTCAACTCCATCGCCAAAGCCATCCGTTATCTCGGTGATTGCGTCCGTTATCTCGCTGACAAGTATGTGGCCGTGAACGATCGCGTGTACTCGGATTGGAACGAGGCCTCGAAGGTCGTGGGAGACGTTGGCCGTGACCATGTGGCCGATTATGCGGAGGCATCTCACAAGCAGGGCAAGTCGCGTACTTGGCGTCACAGTCACCTGATGGAACGAGAGGAACAATTGTCCATGCAGTCGAGGGGTTCTCATGTTGACCCCGAATGATGTCCGGCATAAGAGGTTCCGCACGTATCGTTCCCTGCTTTACGGAGAGGTCTACGACGTGGAGGACGTTGACGATTTTCTCGACTCGGTGGCCGACACCATCAAGGTTTTAGGCAAGGAAGTACTTAAAGCAAGAAAGGAGTGGCAATGACCGTCGAGCAGATGGCCGATGACGATTACTTCGCGTTTGACGCGGTGGACCAGACCGCGTTGAAGAAGTATCTGGTCAGCCCGTTGGCGTATTCGCAGTATCTGACCGGCGAGCATTCGTCCTCCCCCCAGTTCGAGTTCGGGAAGGCGGCTCACAGTCTCATATTGGGCAGTGGCCCCGAGGTGCTGGTGAAACCGAACCTACGCACCAAGGAAGGCAAAGCCAGGTATGCGGAGACATTGAAACTGCATGAGGGCGAGGATATCGTATGGCTTTCCCCCGATGATGTGGAGAAGGTCGAGGCCATGCGGGACATGGTTGGAGATTTCTTCACGAAGCTGGATGGTCAGCCGGAGGTGGCGATGATCGCCGCCGACCCTGATACCGGATTGTTGATTAAGGGCAAGGCGGACTGGTTGCCGTCCACTCCCGACCCGGATGGTGTGCTGCGTATCCGTGATTACAAGACCACGGTGAAGTCGCCGGACGAGTTCGAGCGTTCCTGCTGGCAGTACGGGTATCACATTCAGGCCGCGTTCTACATGCGTCTCTACCGGTTGACGATGCCCGAATATAAGGGGCCGTTGGGTTTCGAGTTCGTCGTGCAGGAGAAGAACCCGCCGTTCGACTGGATGCGCTACGAGATTCAGGAGGATTCGCCCATCATCACCGAACTGGCGGAACCGAAGATAAACCACGCCTTGCAGGGCATCAGATGGTTCCGTGACAACACGGAGGACCCGTTGGAGGCCATGAGGGCCTACGGGTTGCCTAAATACCCGAAGGATGTCGTGTTCCCCGACTGGAAGCTGTTGGAGGAAGAGGAGGAGATTGAATCATGGCGGTAATTAAGAAGGACGCTCGGGGCGGTCGTGGCACGTATGCGACCCTGGCTCAGGTCGTGAACTATGTGGACGAGCAGGGGTTCGACCTGCAATGGCCGACCCAGTTGGTTGACGGACGCCTGTATGTGGATACGGCCGTCAGGAAGAAGGGCACGGACAAGTGGATTGCCAGTAATTGTCTTATCCCGGTCGAGGTGGGTGATTCGCGTGGCATGAGCGTCATGCAGGCCCTCGGTTCCGCATTGACGTATGCGCGACGCTACAGCACTTGCGGCGCGTTCGGACTGGCGACCACGGATGATGACGGTGAGACGAGCGGCTACAAAAAGCGTTCTGTCAAGGGTATGACCGACGAGCAGAAAACACAGATCGACCGGATTCTTGAAGACTGCAAGATTCCGGTGGGTCAGGAGAACGGTTTCATCGGCAATGTCCTGCAAACGCGGGTCGCTTATGGCACGTTGACCGAATATCAGGCGCAACGGTTCATCGACGCTTATCGACAGCATAACGACAAGGTTAAGGAGGCTCCCAGTGAGCAGTGAGATTGGTTTGAACGACGTGAAGCCGGGCATGTGGGTTGAGTTTGATGATGCGGACGGGCATTATGCGGGCGAACTGCATGAGATGAAGAACCCGGAAAGCATGGTGGACGTTCTCATCATGAGTATGGGCCATAAGCCGCCACTGTGCATCGAGACCGAGGATGAAGGCAATCTCGTGGTTTTCTTGGATTTTGGCGATGGGTACAGTACCGGTTTCGCTCGGAACGTGCATGTGTACGAGTCGAAGCCCGAGACGGAATCCGTCAAGCAGGCTGAAGATGATGACAAGAAACCGTTCTGGAAAGGCAAGACCTGCGGGGAGCTGGAAGGGCTGCGTGTCAAGATAACGTGGAATAACGGCGACACGATGACCAGTACGCTCGACATGGTGGGAAACGTTGCTCATTGCGTCTCTCTTTCTCCCGCCATTCGTTCATCCTCGACTTTCGTCCCTTACTCCGGTATCAAGTCCATCGAACTGGTGGATGATGCTTTCCGTGAGCGTATCACCGATATCACGAAGGTTCGCCCCGGCGACAAAGTGGTGGTGAAGAGCGGCAACGAGTACACGGTGAAGAAGACGGATTCTGACCGTATGGGCGGACAGACCCTGTGCCTGAGTATCGGGGAGCTCGGCTTTCCGGACGGGTGGTGGGTGGATGACTACTTTTTCCAATATGCGTACCGCGGATCGTACACGATGGATGACCTTCCGAAGGAGCCGGGCTTCTACAAGGCTCGCACCGAATCGGTGTGGAAGCATGACGGCAAACGTTGGATGCCGGTGCTCTCCCATGATGGCGCCATCGCCCCCGCCTTCCCATGCCAGTCCCAATCCCGCAGCCAGTTCTTCAAGACCAGTGTCCGGGATGATCGTTTCCCGTTCACGAAGGTGGAGGCGAGCTTCGAGTGACTTTCACCCCGAGGCCGGGCTGCAAGTGCGCCAGATGCCTGTGGGCTCACGGGGACAAGATCACGCTCCCCCAATGCCCCACATGCGGTGCCGTTGATTGCGCCGGAGCCCAATCACACATGCTGGTCTGCAACAGGCGGGCCATGGAGAAACACAAGACGAACAATTACAGGAGGAATGCGTAATGGCCGGAGAACCAAGCATCGAGTTTACCGGATATGCGGGAGAGATCAAGGATTTTCAGGATTCCAGTATTCTCAACGTCAGCGTCCATCCGGGTTACACGGATAAGAACACGAACCAGTGGGTTGACAAGGAGCCTCAGTTCTATGGTGTGCGTCCCTTGTCGAATCAGGCGAAGGATGCTTTGAATCAGGTTCGCCAGTTGAAGTCCCAGCCGAACATGAGCGTGAAGGTTCTTGTGAACGGCAGCTTGTCCAAAAGAGTGTCGGAAAAGGATGGGAAACGGTATGAGAATTGGGATGTCGCGGCCCGCACCATTGCGGTGTTGAGCGCGAAACCCAAGGCCCAGCAGTCTGGTTTCCAACAGTCGCAGCAGCAGTATCAGCAAGGATTCCAGCAGCCGCAACAGGGATTCCAGCAACCGCAACAGCAGTATCAGCAGCCTACGGACCCGTGGAGCCAACCCCAGGACGAATACGGAAATGGGCAGATCTAACCCGTCCCAACACGTCAAGGATTTGGTGGACGCACGCGACCAATACCGGTGCGTCCGCTGCGGCAAACCATTCCATTGGAGCGGTTTCAGCCGGCATCATCGCAGACTCCGGTCACACAAGTGGCCGGGACTGCATGAGGCGTCGAACCTCATCTTGGCGTGTGGGAGTGGCGATACGGGATGTCATGGGTGGATTCACGCCCATCCGCGTGAGGCCATGAGCTTGGGGTACATCGTGAGCGGTTTCAACGATCACCCCGAACTGGTGCCGATTCTCACCGCCCAACATGGTTGGGTGCTTCTGGACGATAAGGGAGGTTGGACGCGATGCGAACCGCCGAAGCAGTAAGCCTGTTGTTCATCCTGTTCTGCCGTGACCCGCAGTTTCGGCGGGCGTTGTACAAGCTCGACCCTGTGTTGTTCCGCAGGTTCACTAATGGGGAGGTGTGGCTGTGAACGTTGATGACATGACCGATGAGGAGTTCATCGACTATTGCCGGAACGGCGGCGAACTGTCCGGCCTGATAACTGAACGTCATCCGAAATGCGATTGGTGCGGTGGCATGTGCCGGGTCGGCAAGGATGGCATGTGCCGGAACTGTCGTGTCAGGGAACGGCGTCGAACCGACCCCGAGTATGCGCAGCATCTGCGTGATCTGGCGAATCGGCGGAACGCTCGTAATCGTGAGAAACGTAATGAGTATGCACGCCGGTACCGGTCGGAGCATTTGGCTCAGGCTCGGGCTTCGGCTCGTAAGTATGCCGCCGCCCATCAGCGTGAGATGGCTGAATACCATCGCCGTTGGAGGTCGGAGCATCCCGAGAAATACGCCCAGTATGAGGCGAAGCGGAAACGTAAACGACAACTAGCCAAGGAGGCTGTCAATGAGTGAGAAACCATTCTGGGCAGGTAAGACCCTTATGGAGATTCAGAATCTCGATAAGCGAGTCAAGGTGACAATGGAGAACGGAGACGTATTCATAGGGAAGCTCGTGCGGCGTTCCAGAGACACGGACGGTATATGTAGCCTTTCGATGCAACTCGACGCGCATCGAACATATTTACACGTGTTCTCGGCTGAATCATCTGATACGCAGCCCATCATTCCCAGTTACGTCGATACCGTCGAATTGTTGGATGACCCCAACTACGAGCGTATCGAGGAGGCTGATGACCTCCAAGAGAAAGATATTGCCGTTATGCTCGACGGCAACCGCTACAAGGTCACAGATGTGGAAAAAGGCCGTAACCGATTCTGGGGTCGGGTATACGGCGCTGTCGGGCCGGAATGTATCGCCCTTGGCTTCAACGCCTTCACCTACGGACTCCGTCCGAAGCCCCGGCTTCCTGACAAGCCTGGACTGTGGTTGGACAAGGACGATAACACATGGGTGATGGGCGAGAATGCCTTTCCACTCACGTGTATTGATGCCGGTAATTGGAGTATCACGCGCCCGCAGTTCTCAACGGATAGCGTTCAGGTTCTAAATGCTGCACCGTTCCGATTGGCTAAGGCGGTGGAAGCATGAGCAATCGTATTGTGAAATTGCCCTCGGTCGAATCTTTCGGCCGTCTCACGCCCGACAAGTGGCTGGCCTTGAAGAATCTGGAAGAGAGCGCCGAACTGGTCGAAGCCTGCAAACAATACCTGAAAGCCAGCGACCCGACAGACCCGAGCGGCATTGGCCGGGAGTTCGATGATCATGCGAACTGCCTCGCCTGCTTCGGGGTGAACGTGGGCGGCGAGCTCGGCGATGACCGGGACAAGGCGAAAGCCGGATGGATAGGTTACGTGCGCGACCAGCGCCGCCAAGCCATGCTCGGCGAGCTCGCCGACGTGTTGCAGACGGTCGGCAACCTGATCACCGCGTTCGACATCACCGACGAGGAACTTGCTCAGTCTATGGATGATTGCCTTGTTCGCAATCAGGAACGAGGTCGACTGTGAGCATCATCAGCAGTGAGGCGAAGTGGGCTGTCCTCCAACGAGTTGTCCGTCTATCCCTCGAGGAAATACGTGGCACGACCAAGGGCAAGGAATACGAGGCCGGTTTTATCGCCGGAGCCACGCGCCGGCCCACGAACGAGGAAATCGTAGCCGGGGCGAAAGCGTTCTACGAGGCGTTGAAGCCCGACTCTTACCCTCAATGGGATTCTGACTGCGCGTTGAGGGCCGAATACTACGACGCCATGCGACTCGCAGTCAAGGCAATGCAAGGAAAGGCAACGGAGGAATGAGCGACATGAGGAGCTTCATCAAGGTTGAGCACAGTCGTTTTACTTTGATTTTGCGCAAGGGGATGCTCCCGTTCCACTGGATTGCGGAATCCCACGTCTACCCGGACAAAGGTTATGTCACGGCGGTGCGGGAGCGCACCAACTACGGCGCTGTATGGGCATTGAGCAGTAGGGGCGCTCTCGATCAGGTCATGCTCTCGATCTGGGAGGACATCGAATGGTTGGACGAAAGGATGGACTGATGCGTGTGCATCGTCCGAGACTACAAAACCAAACCGAAGGAGACAACCAATGAGTGATTACAAGCAGCGGATGATCCGCGAACATCGAGAATTGCAGGAGCGTATCAGCAAGCTGGCGCACATGCTTGAGGGCTACGCGGAGGGCACGTTGGACTTCACGCCCGCGTGCTCCTTCCAGCTCCTTGAAAGCCAATTGTACGCGATGGGGACATACGCGAACATCTTACAGGAGCGTGCGCGTATCGAACAGGTGGATTTGAACGCGCCTCTTGAGGGAGGTGAGTCTGGTGAGGTTTCACAGGATTAGCCCGTGTCCTCGTTGTGGGGGCAAGGTCAAGGCGAAATGGGAGCGGGACGGCGTGCAGGTGTTGCCTGAATACACGTTCTTTATCGTGATGTTCCGCTGCACTGTCTGCGGGTTCTCCTTCGAGGGAGGTTGTTCACGTAAGCCAGCCCCATATGCGTTGCAATACAACATCGCCGCATGGAACCGCATCTGCAACGGGGATAAATGCTTCACATTGACCTACAAGAGTCTGGGAGGCAGACGATGAAGGCGACGGACGTGGAGATCGAACGACGGTGCGGCATGGTCACAGGTGCCTCCTGCGGGAATGTGACCCTGAGCTGGATTCCCGGAGACGGCCGAAACGGCACCCGCTCATGGGTGCTGGCCACTCATGCTGGCGACAGCATCCGCCGCATCCGGTTGAGCAGGAACGAGCTCGGTGATCTGGCGGCCATCCTCCAATCGATCACGAACGAGAAGAAGGAACTGTGAGGTGGACGATGAGCACTCTGGATATTTTGGGCAACACGAGTGAGCAGGCGGATTCGATACGTTTGATGCTCAAAGTGCGGGGCATGAAGGACGGTCGTTTCATCGACGCCGACCCGCTCATTATCCTCAAGGCCGACAACCATCAAGGCTCCGACAGGTGGGACGTGTATGTCAGCAAGACGGTGTATCCGACCGCCGAATCGTGTGGCACGCTCGCCGGCGTGCCGAGGATGCTCGCCGACGACGTGGAAGTGGAGATCATGGCGCGAGAGAAGGAAATGGGAGGCGGACAATGAGTGACTGCTACTTGTGTCGTAAACCGTTGCACGGCGATAGCTCATCGGTGGACATCAAGCGCTGGGACCCGCGGCGCAACGTGTTCTTCGATGAGACGCGGCGGGCCTGCGCCGAATGCGTCCGACGTCGGAACGGATACCAATCCCGACGTGCCAAAGCCCGACGCGATGCGGCCCGCGTCCTGCTCAACAAATGGCTTGACAAACAAATGGAGGTGGACGATGAGTTGGCTTGATGACCTCTACCGGATAGTCGGCAAAGGCGACGTGCGGGACTCCGATTTCATTCTCAACGGCGAAAGCTTCTACTGCCCCCAATGTGGCAGACACCTAAAGGCCGCTACAGGAACCGTGAAAGGCTCCGAGGAGAAACGCTATCGGTTTAAATGCGTTGACCGAATGCATTACCGCACCAAATGGCATGAGTCGTATCAGGCCGCGTTGATGGAAATGATCAAGACGTTCGAGAAAGGGGAAAACGCATGAACGAGATTCAGCTTACAGACCATTTGACCGCGCGAATCAGCGCGGAAGGCACCTGCGGCCGTTATCAAGCCAAAATCTGCGAAGACGGCAACTTCAGAGACTTCCTGTACGCCATGAGCCTCAAACGTCTCAAGCGCAAATGCGAGAAGTATGCGAAGCGTGAACGCAAGGCCATCGCATATGTCGCCACGCTCAAGGAGGAATCATGAGCGTAAGTAGTCTCAAAACGCGAAGAAGGAATTGAATTGAGCGGCTGGCGTGACAAGGCCGCGTGCCGTGACATGGACCCTGACCTGTTCTTCCCAACCACGTCCAGCGAGGAACGATTGGCGCTCAAGGCCTGCGCCCAATGTCCGGCGATATGCGAATGCGCACGGTACGCGGCGCAACACGACAGAATCAGCGGCTACCCATTGCAAGGCGTATGGGGTGGCGTGAACAGGAGCAGAAGAAGGAATCGAAATGAGTGACAAGGATATGGTCACGGTTTACGAACGACGTGACGGCAGCAAACCCGGATTATGGTCCGTGTACTGGTATTTGGGGTGGGACGTGTTTTACTCGTTCTCCCTCGCGGTGGGCATCACGTCAAAGAATACGATGATGGCCATTGTTCAAGCGTTTTGTCTGCTGGTTTTTCTTGGACTCACCGTCTGGCAGTTGAACCATCTGACTTGGAGCATCACCGATTATCGGGTGCGTATCAGCTCTAATTTGGAGAAGGGGGCTCATGTTGAGCAAAGCGAAAAGTAAAGCATGGCAACTGCTCATTAAAGACTCGAACCGTCCGGCAGAGGAGATTCGCTTGGCTACCGGACTTCGGGTCGATGTGATCGAGCAGATGCGCGGGGACGTGCAAAAACGACTACGAGACAACCCGGAGTTCTGATTATGAGACCGAGTTATCTGCCCGTCCAGTATGAGCATTGCCCGTACTGCGGAGGAATCTTGAACGTATTCGGGGACTGCGTGGACTGCCAGTTTCACGATGACCCGACTGAATGGTGGATGGACGAATGAGCCGACAGAAAGCCAAAGGCACACTGCTTGAATCCAAGGTGGTCAACTATTTGCGCGCCCGGTTGGGTGACAGCGAGCAGACGATACACCGTGAAGTGTTGCATGGGACGAAAGACCAGGGCGATATCACCGGTCTGCGTATCCACGGCCAGCCGGTCGTATTGGAGTGTAAAAACTACAGCACCTATACGGGGAGACTCAAGGAGTGGATGCAGGAGGGCCGTACCGAGGCGGGTAACGCTGACGCACCTTACTGGTTCGTCGTGTTCAAGCAGAAGGGTCTCGGCTTGGACTCGCTGTCAAGCATGGACAACCAGCCCGTGCTTACCGACTTGAAGACCCTCGCATTGATAGCAGGACATGGAATCATCGAAGGAGACGAAGAATGAGCTACGACCTGTTCATAGTGGACAAGGATGTGCCGGAACCGGAATGGTTTGACGTATGCGAACGGGACGGCGAGCATGTGCGGACCGCTCATGGCCATTATTTCAACTACACGTATAATCTATCCGCGTTTTTCACCGATTACAAGGTCCATCCTAAGCATGACCTGGACGGGTTGACGGCCGGGGAGGCCGCAGCCCGTATCGACAAGGCGTTGAAAGACATCTGCTTGGAACCATTGTATGTTTTGCGCGGCAAATACAATCCGCCGAAACTATTGGGGCAGCGTGGACAGCGCCATCGCATGGTTGAAACTGATATACGACTATTGCCGGGAACACCCGGACTATATCGTGAGGGAACGCTCCTAAGGGGAAATGATGGAAGATAGGAAACTCGTTGATTTCGCCCGTTGGCTGAACGATCATCCGGGCGAATGGAATCTTTGGCCGTATCTCATTCCCATACAGGCCGACCGCAGGGATACCGTCGCATCGATGAGGCTTGTCATGGAACGCATCAAAAATCATCGGTATGACGAGTTCCGCGTGGACACCGCCCTGCTCGAATACGAACTGTTCAACGGTTTCATGGGCTTCGATAAGGGCAGTGTGCATGAGAATGGTCTCGCGTTGAAGATGAGGCTCAAAGCATGACCGCGCATATTCAAATGCAAGAACTACAGGAACAACAAAACGGAGATGTGGGAATGAGCATCGCGGAACAGGAAGCCGAGAAGGCGTATCCGACCCGCCACTGGGAAGGAACGCATGTCAAGGAACTGTTTTACTGCGACACGGACGATTTGCAGGAAGCTTACCTGCGTGGCCGCAACGCACCACCCACGAATGCAGAGATTGAGGCCGTGGCGAGACGGCTCTGCTGGAACAGCTGCAAATGGGATGGCGTCGATAGCTACGCGGCGAAAGACGAGGATGACGCATGGAATTATGCCGGTGAGATTCCCGGCTTCCATGAGGAATATATCCGACAAGCCAAGGAACTACTCGCACTGGCGCGGAAGGCAGTAGCCGAGAACCGCAGTGAGAACGCGGTCGCTGCCCTCGAAACCATGATTGAGGAGACGGAATGAGTCTGGTGAGTTTAGATTTCAGGAAAGTGGTATAACGATGGCCCGCAAAGGATACATCCAGCTTGTCAACGGCTTCTACATGAATCGCAAGGTGCGAAAACTCAGGCACACATGCCCGAGCGCGATAGGTGCGTTCACGATGATGCTTACCTTCTGCGGAGATAATCTTTCAGACGGTCATATCAGTGAAGATGATGCGCTTTACGTGCTGGATATCACCGATTCAGAACTTGAAGCACTATGCAATGTCGGCATGATCGAACCGGACGGGAACAACGGGTACTACATTCACGATTATCTTATACACAATCGCAGTCGCGAACAGGTACAAAAGAAGCGTGAAAGCAATGCTGAAAATTACCGTAAAAATAAGAACGAGGTAAAAACCTCCGATTCAGATGACTTTCAGACGGCTGAATCACGTCTGAATCGGGACAAACACCAGAACACCAGAACACCAGAACACCAGAATGAATTATCTAAAGATAATTCAACTCCCCCTACCCCCTCAAAGCCTGACTTCGCTGGACTGCTCGACGGACTTGAGCGTCTTTACCCGACGAACAGGTTCGACGGGAAGACATCTCAGGCTCGAATGCAGTTGGAAATCGAATGGCCCAAGATCGTGAAAGCCGCCGGCGAGGCTGACCCGCGTGAGTTTCTTGAAGCCAAAACCCGAGCGTATGTCGGGGCCACCGAGGAACGGTTCGTGAAGACGTTCAGCAGGTTCATCGGCGGGGAACTGTACGCACGCAACTGGGAGAAACCCAAACCGGAGACCCCAAGGGCCCGGCAAGTCCAGCCGGTCAAGTCCCGCAGCCAGCAGAATCTCGAAGCGAACATGGCGAAAACCTGGCAGTACATGACCGAGGAGGAGCGTGCCCGATACTCGCAGGGAGGTCTCAATGCTCAGCAAGGGTGAGGCGGCGGCGTTGTTGTCGCTGATTAACGCGCATCACGGCAACGCTCAGTGGGATGATGTTCAGCTTGATGCGTTTCATTCGGAACTGCGTTCGGATATCACGGCAGCAGAGGCGCGTGAGGCCGTTCGACGCTTCTACGCGGACAACAGCACGGGTCGCTGGTGCGGTTCCGGCGACATCAACGGCATCGTCCGCAAACTGCGCAACGGTGCGAAACCGTCCGAAGCGCAGATAGGCCGGGAGTGCGAACGTCTGGGACTAGTGGAAGATCAGGCGTGGTTGTATCGCCGGCAGCGCATGATGGGCCGTTCCCCGGACGAGTCTCGACGGGTGGCGTTGGCCGCGCGTGACCCGCTGCGCTTGCCGCCCGCGAAACCCAAGCGCAGGCGTGAGGGCGGTGGTTTCAATCCGGGTTTGGGCGTGACATTGGACGAGGTTCTGGCGACACGCCGTCCGGCTGAATCATGACCGGTTTGATGGCATAATTGGGAGTTGCTGACACGTCCGAGACCTTCAAAAAACCGAAGGTCAAGGTCACTATTGTCTTTTTCCACTGAAACTACGAGGCTCTGCCGCTACCACGGTTGCTGGCGGGATATCGTCACCGACGCGCCGTCACCGCTTATCGGACATGGCGTCGAACCGAATCTGAATCTCCTGTGCGACAAGCACGCCAGCCAGTTGACCGGCGACCTGCGATGGTTGGACCGCAGTCTGCCCGACCTGTGCGAGTATCGCATCAACCGCGCCTACGGGCACAAGAACGGTGGCGGCGGTCAATCCGGCACCGCCCCCGCACCGTTGCGCGAAGCCCTGCATGATCTGCTGTACGCGGACGATGACCACGGTTATCCGGGGTTGCAAGGCACGTTGTACGAGTGGATGCGCAGTCTGAAAATCAATCTGCCCGAGTCCACGCCGCTATCGGACATGGTTCACCGTATCGCCAATCATCCGAAACTCATGGAGCATTCCAGCACCCCCGTGTACGCGGAACTGGTTCACAGTCTGACACGCAAGCTGCGTCGTTTTCTCACGGACGATGACGGGGAAACCGTATTGTACGGGCCATGCCCCGCCGACAAGTGCTTGGGCCAGCTCTCCTGCTACGCGGACGCGGAGACGGCGAAATGCCCGAAATGCGGTTTCAGTATGCCGGTAGCCCTCATCAGGGCGGAACGGGTGAAACGTCTCCTCCAATCGGAGGCGGTGAGAACCCGCGGCGAACTGTTGGACATCATCAAGGCGTGCGGAATGCGCGTGAACCGCAGCACTTTGCGTAGTTGGATACATCGAGGCCAGTTGCCCCAGCAGGGCGAGGATGCGTACAGCAATCCGCTTTACCGGTTCAGTGACTTCTACCGTCTCGCGTCCGGCCTGTCGGAGGACGCGGACGTGTGGGAGATCATGCAGGTTTCGCAAAACCAATCCAAGGAAGGAGACGACAAGTGAGCAATCAGATTCAACCATTCGACTTCAACGGCATTCAGGTGCGTGTCCTAACCGACGAACACGGCAACCCGTGGTTCCTTGGAGCGGACGTATGCGCCATTCTCGGTACGGCCACCAACCATATTCGGGAATACCTCGATGCCGATGAAATCACCAATATCCGTAGTACGGATATTGCTCAGAACGGCGGCAAGGCACCCGTTTTCGTGTCCGAGTCCGGCTTGTACTCCCTCGTGTTACGCAGCCGCAAGCCCGAAGCCCGCGAGTTCCAACGTTGGGTGACGCACGAGGTGCTGCCATCGATTCGCAGGCATGGTGCGTACATGACCGAATCGACTTTGGAAAAGGCAGTCACCGAACCCGACTTCCTTATCCGACTTGCCACACAAATCAAACAGGAGCGGGCGGAAAAAGAGAAGGCCCAAGCACAGGTCGAACGGATGCGTCCCAAAGCGTTGTTCGCTGACGCTGTGGAAACCTCGAAGACCAGCATCCTCGTGGGTGACTTGGCGAAAGTCCTGAAAGGCAATGGCGTGGATATTGGCGGCACGCGCTTGTTCGCGTGGCTGAGGGACAACGGATGGCTGATGAAAACCGGCAGCTCTCGCAACATGCCCACGCAGAAATCTATGGAATTGGGCTTGTTCGAGATCAAGGAAACCACCGTGGTTCACTCGGACGGTCACACGACCATCAACAAGACGCCGAAAGTCACGGGCAAAGGTCAGACGTTCTTCGTCAACAAGTTCCTCGGACACAGGGAGATTACTCAATGAGCATCAATCTTGGCACCACGGAAGTGGAATTGAGCTTGTACTCCAAGGCGCTTCAACTAGCCACGTTCACCGTGGAAGTCCCGATGGTGGGCGAACTGGAACCGGACAGCGTGTGCATAGGCGACGACATGCAGCCACGCGCGCACGTGACAGTGACGCTGCCGCCCGACGGTTCCGTCGAAAAGGCCGTTAAAGCCGGTGTTGAAGCGTTTCAGAAGGCGTTCAACGAGTCGATGGAATCGAGGAACGTATGAACTGGCTGAAACGACTGTTGCACTTGGAGGAGCCGGAACCGGTCGAAAAACCGGAACCTGAACCACCGGTAGTGGAACCATGCCCCATCTGCGGACTCGTACCCAAACTGAAGCATGTGTGCGTCACCCGCAACTACCTCGACTACTGGCTGGAAAAAGACTCGTGGCCGCTCTTGGAATGGTGCGATCACGTCGAAAGCATCCTTTCGTTCACCTCGTTTTTTGAAGACGAGAGTGTTCAGAAGTGGAATACCGGTTGCAGACGGTTGAAGGCAGTGGTTGACGAGCCGGTTCCCGAATGCCCCGCCTGCGGGGAGAAACCCGTCGTGCAAACGGACTCGGAGTCGGACATCCCCCAGCTTGTCTGCTCATGCAACGAACTGTTGAGCAACGATGGGATAACAAACGTCTATAAGCGCAAACGCGAGTGGATACGTCGCTGCAATGCGTTGAAACGCAAGCAGGACAACGTGAGTGAAATGGAACAGCTTATCGGAGAAACACAATGAACGGACATTATTCGGTTATCACGAATTTCGGCTGTCATTGGACATGCCCCTACTGCATCGTAAGGAAAACCGGATTGAACGTGCCGGTGACGGACATGCAGGCCACGCTGCGGACCATCAGCCGTGAAAGCGAACACCACCCCATGAGGTTCCTGAGCTTCAGCGGCGGCGGAGACCCCCTGTTCCCCATGCGCGAGCCGGAAGCGTCGAAACGTGTCGCCTTCTACCGGGAGGCGATACGCAGGGCCGGAGACTGTCTTACGGAAACCGAGATGCACACCAGCTACTTCCAATGCGGACGCAACGTGGCTCAAGTCATGCAGCAGGTCAGGTTCAGCCGCGTGGTGTATCACATGCGTCCCACGAGCTTGTCCGATGACGTGGCGTTGGCATTGCCCCGCAAATGGTTCGACGGTCAGAAGGTGCGTGTCGTGTACGTGGTCACTCCCGATTTCACGCCGGAGCGTATCGACCGGATAGCCGGTCTCGTGGCCGATAGCAACGTGGTTGATGAACTGTCGTTCAGGCAGAAGGTCAACCCCGACAACACTATCGACCACACGTGCGAGGAGTATTTGAAGGCCGGCCATCAAAAACGCTGGTGGTACATCCAACAGGATGATTACAACACGTATGTCGTGAACGACCGGCTTTACACACGATTCAGCGATATCGGCAAGGAGGACCACAGGTGAGCAAGAAGATTCGCGTCGGCTGGGATGACCTGAAGCCCGGCGATTTGATTCACGTCAAAGGCAGCACGAACACATACAGGTTCAAGTCCCGCACTGATTGGCATTCCATGATTAAGGTCGAGGGAGACGGAGTTGGTGTCTCAGCCACATGGAAGCTGGGAGTCGAAAAGGAACCGGTTTCGGTGTTTCTCGTTGTCTATGAGGAGGATTTCGCCTACGCCACTCGTCCCGCACCTAAGAAGAAGCCGCGTCCGAGTATCGTGGAACCGATACTGCCGGGCGAATACTGGGCGCGCATCCGCTTTGGGTCACAAACCGGTTGGGGACGGATCATCAAACGGTATGCTCCCCGCAGTGATAATTGGCTGTTCGGACACGATGACAAGGCACCGTATCAAACATCTTGGTGCGGGACCCTGGCGGGTCTTCATCCGTGGATGACATGGGAGGAATTGTTGGAGGTCAATAAGCAGACTCCGATTCTGGAACTGTTGTCTGCTGAGGAATACTACACGAGAAAAGCCAAGGGGGAACTGTGAAGCGTGACATGGACTTGGTACGCAATATTTTCACGGGTGTCCTATCCGACGTTCCACCCGACTTCATACCAGTGGGAACGATCATTGATGAACCGGATACCCCCAGAGAGGATACGCCTATCAAAACGTATGACAGCGTGGAGTCCATCGCCACAGTCAAGGTGGATAAGACCACGCTCGCCAGAATCATGCCGGTTAGAATCTCCATTGACGAGCTGCATGATTTTCTCCAAAAGGTTCCGACCGACGCGGTATGGGAAGTCCAATGGAACGAGGAATGCACGAATCATTACCTGATCGCGGAAAACGACAACGGTAGTCTCACATTCACACCTGTGGAAGGCCCGGTTACAAGCGGATATAAGCTGGTATTCGACTTTCCGTTGAAGTAGTCGGTCAAGCATGAGAATGCCGCCCTAGTGTGCTTCCACGAGAGGCAGCGGCGTCTTATAACACGCCTATCATAGCTTGAAACCCGTGAAAATCTATTTTTTATTGATCTTCACGGGTTTCAGTGAATGAAAAGCATGTTTTCGTATAATCGGGCCCACGTTTTCCACTTATCCGTCAAAGACCGGCACGTGAATCGTATTCGTATTCGTCATCTTCCATACCAATGAATATCGGCTCCACACCGAACATGGCCTTGAACAGTTCACGTGCGAACACATCCACTTCCTCTTTCGTAGGCTTGTGATCGTATTCCGGCCACGTGTTGAACCCATTCCAATTGCGGTTTATCGGCCATGCGCCTTGACGGGTTTCCAAACGCCATTTTCCGCTGGGCATGTGGACGATGGTGGTTTTGATGGACATGATAGTTCCTCCTGAAAGAATATTCGGGCATGACGAAACATCATGCCTCTTGTACTTGGTTCGCTAATTCCCAGAAGGCCACAAGAGAGTCCCGTGGCCTCCAGTGTATCAGTGTTTTTCGTATTCCTTGCATAGGTCGGCGGCGAACTTGGCGAGATTATCGGGGGCAAGCACATAGTTCTCCCCGCTCTCCCCCGCCTCGTCATAGTATTTCCACACCTCATGCAAGGCGGCTCTCATACGTTCAGCGTCCATTGATTACCTCCTGATTCCAGTCCAACATGTCAGCGGCCAACCATTGCCCGCCGCCTGAAGCATTGGCGTACAGCCAAGCCCCGTAAGAGATTCGAGCCGCCTTATCGCGTTTAAGCCATGCCTTCAGCCATATGAGACGCAGCTCCCAGCGTGGTATACGCCGCCACAACTCGGTGTTGGTGGCGGGGTCGAAACGCTCATAACGGTAGATTGCGGTAATCAATTCGCCCACTTTCTCTTGACATGAGAGCCGTCCTCGTAATCGGCGCTGACCATATCGTTGTCCAGTTCGTCAATGTCCAACAGGTCTCCAACGCCGTTTTCGTCAACCCAGTCGCTCAACTGGTTGAACGTCAAGCCTTTCGGCGCGGTGACGTGACGCTTCTCGATCTGCGTCACGCGCTGGTAAATCGTGTAGACTTCGGTTTCTTCATCCATGATGGAAACTCCCTTGTTATTGTCCGGTAAAACGATTAACGGGACAATAGACAGCTCTAAAGTCCCGTCTAAATGCTGATTTATGTGAAAACCGCACCATAGAAAGCCCTATGATGCGGTTCTAAATGATGGTTTCTATAAGAATGACCCCATAGAACAAGTCCATGAGGCCATGAAAACGATAACGGCTATACGCTCCGCCTGTATGGTGGAATGTCCAACGTGGCTTCCAATCCGTCGTTAACATGCTCCGCGTCCCTCAACGAGAGTCGTCCGAACCATTGCAGCAGTTCGCTCCTGTTGAAGTAGAAGCGTTGCGAACAGCGCACGAGTGACGGCTTCAACAGCCCCTCGGCCTTCCAGTCGAGCAGCGGCACGTCACCGGCCTCATCCCAATCAGTGTTGCCGGTTATCTTCGCCACGATACCCGACACCAGATCACCGTCAACCTCGGTGATAACCACCGGACGCGGCTTCCCGATACCGGGATGGTCGGGAAACTCGACCCACATCAGCCACACGTCATACAGGCGCGGTTCACTTGGCGTACTGGTCATAGACATCATCCTCCGAATCATCCCAATCGGCGGGCAGTATCACATGGCCCTTCTCCGAACGCTCGAACATGTATGCATTGTGAACAGGCGGCACCGGATAACCGTCCGGCGTGTGCCGCGTCGGCCTGAACGGCAACCCGTTGTCCACCAGAGACTGGCGTAGGAACATGTTGACGGCGGTGCTCAGGCTCATGCCCATGGAATCGTAGAGCGCGGCGGCACGCGCCTTGACATCATCATCGATATTGGCGACCAGCTTACCCATAACAACCTCCTTAACGGTTAATAGATGGTATCAATTATATACCATATTTGGTTAAAAACGGAATGCCGTCCGGTGGAAGTGAGGAAAACACCGGGCGGCAGGAATCAATAGGCGGTAATGACGGCCACACGGCCATTGTCGGAATACTCCACCTTGCGAAATGAGTCAAGATAGGACTGCTCCGCAATATCGCCGCCTTCCATCGCCTCGCAATAGGCCCAACAAGGCACCCAATGCCAGAAACGCCAACCGAAGTGATGGAACGTGCACGGGTTGATCTCATGCCAGCAGACCAGCCATTCCACTGCGTAGGTCAGCCACTCCCAGTAGGCGCGGGGCTTGCTGATTCGAGTGTAACGGTAATGGTCATGCTTGTCTTGCATATAGTAAGTGGTCATTTGAAAAGCTCCTTAGAACAGCGGCAAAAGCAAACCGCTTGTCGGGTAAATCGGTGGCGTTCAATGCCGCCAGAATCAGGTCAGACGTGTGGAGTGGAATGTTTGCGCGTACCGCCGCGATATTATCCGGCGTATACGCATAGCCAGAGGACTCCAGAACCTCACGAATCTTGCTAGTGGGTATCTTGACTTCCATCATTCCCACCCCAGCATGTCGTCGATGCACCAGCCGATAGCGCACTCATACCGGTCATACGTGGTGGAATACTTCTGTGAGAACGCCTCACGCGCCCTCTTGTCGAGCATGTCCAACGACAAACCGGTTTCGGCTATCTGCTGTTCCGCAGTATCGAAGTCCGGCGCGGTGTATGGCTTGTCCAGCTTCAGCATGGCACGACGGCGTAAATCATCGATAAAACCATGCTGGCAGTCGAAGATATCCGCCACGCTATCCGCGTTATCGGCGGCCATCTCGTAAGCCGCCTGCAACAACAGGCGTACGGCTTTCTCCCGAATCTCGCTCATGTCACGCCGCCTTAACCCACTTGTCGCGGACGGTAGCCACGTAATCGGCCACCGCCTTTTCCAACTGCCTGTCACTGCCACGCTCATAACGGGCACGGTAGGCGACAACGCACCTGCCATTGGCCGAAGCAACGTAGGCCACCTTGCGGCCCTTGCTGGTACGGAAGTGACGGATAGGGCCCAAACCTTGCAATTCGGGGCATTCCTTAGCCATCATCAGGTCAGGCATCGTACAATAGGAGACGGCGAAACTGTTCACCTTCGGCGGCACTTCGGGAATCTCCTGTGTATCCGGCGCGGGTTCATCATCCATGAACTCGTCTTCCAATATCGCGTCCTCGGGCATAGGCACCGGCCACTGAACATTGCTCGTGAAGCGTTCCTCCTCACACTTCCAGTTTGCATCGATCGATGGGTGCGCGACAATGCCGCCAACCGTTTTAGCGTCCATTCCGGTAGGTACCGGCACCGGCACTGTCTTCATACGCTCGGAATCGGGTATGAGCATCCAACCATGCTCAAGGTCAACGGAGCTTGACCTCATGCCATTCAAAAAGTCCTCATACTGGACTCCCTTGGCCTGAACATTCCACGCCGTGCCCTGCGAAGTCTGGGAAAGTGACCAGACTCGTCTAACCCGAGCGTTCACATACCGAACATCATATTTCGAGCCATCCTTGCGCAACCGCACCCACATGCCGCTCACGGCATTCACGTTACGCGACGGGTCATTGGTCAGCTTCTTCATTTTGGTTTACCTCACTTGTAAAGATTCGATTTTGATTGATTTTCTGGAATGAGTAGGCGGCTAGAAGACTCTCAGCATTCACCCTCTTCGGTGGCTTCGGTGTAGAAAACGTCGTCCATTTGGTCATTGTTGAAACGCTCATTGATGTAATCGGAAATTGCCTTACCGGTATCGTCTTCGTTAATTAGCTGACTAATGCGGGTATGGCTCACACCGTTACCGTCCAAAATGTAAGCGTCTTGCGCCCAACCATCTTCATGCTCGAAAGCCTTGTTATATTCGGTTTCCGTCACATATCCCCAGTCGCCAAGGCGATAGATGCCCTCATAGGGTTGGAAACCGTCATAGCGCGTCAATGGCGATAGTTTTTCGTCAACACGTTCCACCATGTCGGCAACATCTTTAACGGTAATGGACATTTTGAATCTCCCTTAAACAAGAGGGGCACGGCCACAACGCCATGCCCCACAACGATTTATTAACGATGGACTCGCACCATGTAGCCCCTACCCCACGGGACTAGCTCCACGGGATAACCTTTGGCCTCATAATGCGATTGAGTGGCAACAGCCACGGGAAACGACTTGCAACGGTAATGGTCAATCATGGTCGATCACTCACCCATATACGCAACTGGGTTAAGTTGCATGTCGATACGCCGCCATGCCCTGACCAATTCGGCGGTAGGCGCGTACCGTTCGACAGCCGACCGGCTACCGTCGTACCGTGCGGCCATATCATTATCAAAACCGATAACAGTATCGGCCATGATATGACGCGCCTCTTTCGCCGTAATGGCCTCACAATGCCAATTGCCATCAAACACGTCGTCGGCAACCCAAGCGTCACGCTCAGCCCTCGAATCAAACACGTAGAGGCCACCCGGCCATGACCCGTCATCCCATGTCGCGCCGATACCATAAGCCCAGCGGAAAGCGTAGAAGTAGCGTGCCATCATGCCACCGCCTTAAACTCATGCGATTGGATGAAATCGTTGCGGCTGCAGACGTTCTCAGGCGGGAAAAAATTACTCGGCCAGAACGTGAATGCACCGTCCTTGAAGTAGCCTCCTTCAATCCACTCGAAACGCTTACGCCGGACACGCCGAACGGTAAGCCAGACGGTATCGTATTTATCGAACGTCACCGTCTTGTCAGTGGCTTTGACGATAACGTAGATGTCGCCGGCCAACGATTGGGCCGACCAGCCAACGTGGAAGTCGCTTGGATTCAGTATTTCTTCAGGCATGGCACACCTCCATTAGTGTGATATAGGATCTATAGGTTTGATTGATTGAAATTGCCCGAATGGGCGGGAAGCGCGGATTAATGCGCCGCGCTATCGCAGTCAAACTGTCTTAACGAAAGATTCGGGCATGTCACGCCGGAACGTGTACCCGTCGAACATATCGCCGTGCATCTCCTCAACGGCGAACCCATTGCCGCGCATGAAGTCCAGGAACTCACTCATGCCCATGCCGCCAAAGCACAGCTCATACCCGTAATCGAGTTTGTTGACCACGCTCGTGACCTGACCACTATAACCGGTGTTCACGTTCAGTTTCGGCCACATCATGAGTGTCTGCATAAGCGGGTTATCTTTCAACGCTAAATCAACTGCCGCACTCTCCTTGTCGTATCCACAGCCTGACACGGTACCGTTAGTGTAGTCGCCGCGTATGCCGGCGAGGTTGGCCCAGACTTCGGCACGCGGGTTACTCCCCCACATGCGTGACCTATGCCAGTTAACGTTAATCCTAAAAACAAGTTCCACACACATTGTGAATCTCCCTTGAATTGATGAAGCGCGGAGTCAGCCGCGCGACTGATTGAATCTGATTGAAAGTTAGTAGCGTTCGCCGATTAGCACGCCGTCTTGGTAGATGTACAGGCCGGTACCGCGTCCGTTGCCCATTCGAGCACTATCCCAGTAGCAGAGTCCAGCTTGACCCGAGCCGTCTTCGTTCTCACATTGCGGGATGTTCGCGGTATCACTACCGCAAGCGGACAGGGTGAAAAGTGTGATTAACGCGGCTGAAGCCGCCAGAATTTTACGCATGGTTCCTCACTTCCATGTGAGGCGTGCTAAGATAGCACAGCCTCGATTTGATTGATTGGTTAGAGAACTTTCAACTTAAGGCACGCGGCTAGGTAGTTGGCGCTACTTAGCCGCATTCTTTTAACGCATCAGGTCGCTCGGTTGGCAGTTGAGTGCACTGGATATCTTCAAAGCGTTTTCAAGAGTCATGTTCCGAACGTCTCGCCGCCCGGTCTCATAACTGCTGATGATTGTTCGCGCTATTCCAGTGCGCTTGGCTAGCTCAACTTGTGTTAAGTCGGCTTGTTTGCGCAGTTCCTTAAGTCCCATAGGCTTACCCGCTTTCTCTAGTAGTAGGTAAACCAATTATGACAGCAAAATGTATCATTTGCATGTAGGGAAACACTGTTAAGTTCTCAAACTTGCTTTTGTCTTGCCCGATTGGGCTTGATAATTGATAGCATAACGTATCATTTTGGTTTAAACAAATCGGCGTGTCGGAAAACCAGCACGCCGAACAGCTCACACTGACGCGAACTCACGCACCAGCGCGTGCCGCATGATGTCATCAGCGGACACGCCACGACGTTTAGCGACGGCATCCAACATGGCCGACATGTCAGCGCTTAACGAAAACGTCCGACTGACAGCATCCGCCTGAGCGACAGGAACGACAGGCCCGGAATACACCGCACCCGGCCTTCCGCCGAACTCGCCGTTATCCGCATCGTCGGCCCACTTGTCCAACATGTCATCAGTGACCACACGGCCACCCTTCGCAACAAAAGACATGACACTTCCTCCTTTACAAAAGTTTCAGTTCCCGCAGCACCTTCGGCGTCGCACGCATGGCATGGAACACATGCCAACGATCCGACTCATCTAGTACCGCCACCATTTCCAGCAAACGCCCGTACTCGTCGTATCCAACCGCCACATAACGCAACGGGTCGGTATCCTCACGCGCCATAAACCGCACGACGTTCGACCATGCCACGCGCACCGAATCAGCGGACACGTCGGGATGTCGAGTCTGGATACGCGGGTCAACGACGATATCGCCAACCGGCACGGCTCACCACCTTTCGATATAACAGGTTCCAGCGTATCCCGTCCACCTTGGGACACGCTATGAGTGCCTAGACTATGGGATAAACCCAGTGAGCTAGGCCGACTGTGTACAAGGCCCACAGTCAGGCGAAGAATTGATTAGGGCACACACCTAACAACTAATCGTTAGTGTTTTCTTTTGGCTTATCAGCCTCTAACAGTTTGCGAGGATTACTCACGCGCAAAGCGTCACAAATTTTCAGCGCAACGCCAAGTGACATGCCCTCAATCGGACGCCGCCCATTCTCGTAATCAGCGATACGCCCATAGCCAACTCCGTCGATTTTATCGGCTAGTTGACGTTGGGTATATCCTCGCTTCTGCCTTAGCTCCCTTAGACTCATAACCCACCTCACTTATGATCGGTGGGCCCAATTATACAATTCCAGACGCTCGGTTTAGCCGTCGCAAGAAGATATCGAGATATCTCCATGTCTGCCACCATAAGTGGCAACGTCCATAGCGGGGACAATTCCATGCCGGATACCCGCTCTCTTATCCTCACTAGCCCGGTAGGCTAGACGCCGGTAGACGCAACTCATTTATGCAACCTTGTTTGACGTACTCTCACTACGCAGATTACAACCGACTTTCGGCAACACTTTTTAGTTATCAATGAGCATGTCCGCCTGATTACCCGCCGCTCACTATGAGTTTTGGATAGAGGGGACTAAGTGCGCGACTAGGGACTTGCACCCTAGCGTTAGCCACTATGGCCGCGCTGATTACTTGTTGAGGTCATTCCACACGTTGTCAAACTTGCGGTATAGCTCGGCGGGGTATTCCTCGTTGTCGTCCATCTCGATACCGAGGGACATGGCCGTGAGGTCAAGCACGTTGTCATAGGTGCAGGGCTTACATACCGTGGCTAGGTCCACCGCCGCCCTAAATGCTTTGGCTTTAATCTCCGTGGTGTTCATCTCATGGTTCCCTTCTTGTTGTTCCGTGGTTGATAGCTATCACTATACATGCACCCCATACGGAGTGCAAATCTGTATCGCAAACCACCACTAAAACCATTGCAGCCACTAGCATTCCTCGGCGTGTCGAAACCACCATAACCACCACAAAAACCGTCAAACCACAGAGCCCACGCCACTACTCCCATACCCATATAGTTGCACATACAACAGTTGCACCATGCAACAATCACCAAACATGAGCCAACATCACTCAACCTCATGCCGCCGCCGCTCACAGTCCCATAACCACGCATGTATGCGCACGCGCCCATACGCACACGCCTACGCGCGTACACGCGCGGATACGCGCACGCACACGTATGCGCACACGCACACACACACACCCATACGCACGCCCACGCACACACCCGCGCGACACCACCACCAACGAGTAGACACGCCCACATAGGGCCAGGAGGGGCACCCCCACCCAATAAAAAACAAGGCCGCTAGGTGTCTGGTTTCGCCCGTGAATGCCGCTCCAAGACTTTTTTGAATTAGCGTGACATGGTGTGTCGCACCAATGATTGCAACGGTTTTCGGGCTGTGGTCTTTTCCGGTTTCTGTGCAACGCTTGTTGCAACGCTTGTTATGAGTAAACTGTCGTGTAGATGGATTGTCGGGGATTGGAGCAAGGCTCAGATTCCTGACAAATTATTATTCACCCCGTATGCCATTGGCGTCGGGGTTTTGTTTTTGCCGTGCCTTTAGATCACATCAACAGACAGTGTTGGTGTCGTTTCTTGAACCGGGGCGCGGTGTGGACGGTTGGCAGAGTCCGGTTGATTGCAGTGGCTTGCTAAGCCGCCGAACGTCGTTTTGGCGTTCCGCGAGTTCGAATCTCGCACCGTCCGCGAAGTATCGAGGGTCGCTCCCTTGGTGCTTTATGAGGTTGGCTGAATAAACCCGGATTGCATGTATGCCGGGTTAAGGCTGCGTCACGGCTTAGCGGCACCCTTTAGCGGGGGAAGTGTGACGAGGAACGCTACAGCGGTACACGGTTAGTGCATCACATGCTCGGCGTTGGTGGTAAAACGCAATCCACCACCTCGCAATTCTTAGCTCATCTACATGTCGTAGAAGGAGTTTCCTAGGTCGTTTCTATGAAGCGGCCTTTGTTTTCCCGATCTGGTCTGCTACGTAGGGGCTGGGGGTGGATGACCTACGGGTCGCGCCACAATCGGGGTCTGGCGGTAGGCACGTGGAGTGCGCGTCGGCTGTAACCCGACTGCCTTTGGCAATGGGAGTTCGATTCTCCCTGCCGCCACAATCGCAATGTAGTGTCAAATATCTGGTTGTTAGGACTGGGGTTGAATACCTAGGGTGTCCCGGTCGCAGAGAACGTCGGGTAGCGCCCGGAGATCGTCGCATTATATTCGTGCGGCGCGTTGCGAGATTTGGAGAGGCCAGCCGATTGGTGGCGGCAACTGTTCCGAAAACAGTCTGCCCTTACGGGCGTGTGGGTTCGACTCCCACTCTCTCCGCGGAGACGGCTGGTCGGACGTCTGACGAGCGAAATATTACGACCTATATGCCCGTGGCCGAGTGGTTCAGGCACCGGTCTCCAAAACCGGTTACGGAAGTTCGATTCTTCCCGGGTATGCGATGCCTTGAGAAGAGGCAGCTCTTGGCGGTGACAGCTTCTCAGTCATCGCCAGTCGCCGGCGGCGGCTTCACGCCATGTCGTACGGCAATAACTGAATAGCCTTCCTCTAGTGGGAGGCATGGCATTGTAGCTCAGTTTGGTGGAGCGGACGCCTCGTAAGCGTCAGGTCGCCGGTTCGAGTCCGGCCATTGCCTCTAGGTGCCGTCCGACCGCAGAACACGTCCTTTTTCTCGCTGCTTATGCTGCGCAACGGACGGCACCGTCCCCTTTATCAAGGAGTCGGCATGGCTTGGTCGAGTTCGAATCGCAGGGAACGGTTCAATCCGGGTTGGGAGCGGACTCGCAAGCTGATATTGGAGCGCGACCATCATCGCTGCCAGTGGCCGGTGACCGACGAGTTCGGTTTCACTCATATCTGTGGCCGTCCGGCCAATCAAGTGGATCACAAGGTTCGCAACCCGTCGCATGACGATGACTCCTCCGAGAACCTGCAATCCCTGTGCCAATACCATCACGAGCAGAAAACCTGTCAGGAGTCCGCCGAACAGCGTCGTAAGAACAGGGAGCGTCGGAAGGAAGAGGAATGGTATTCGCATCCGGCGTATCGACGGACTGTCTCGTAACGGGTTGCGGCGAGCTTGCCGCGGCCGATGGATTGTGCCGTAGCCATTACAATCGCAAGGCTTATTCCGGTAGGCCGGTGACGCCTATCCGTGCCCGTGTGTGTCCGATGTGCGGTATGGCGTTCCAGTTGACTCGATGCTCGAAGATTTTCTGTTCCCCTACTTGTCGCAAGCGGTTTCAACGGTTTCGGGCGAAGCACCCGTATACAACATTGGCCAGTGCCCCCAATCCGATTATCGAATCGGAGCCTTTGACTCCCGAGCCTGTGCGGAGCATGACGTATGGGGCTTTCACGGAGGCTGATATCTGGGCCAAGTGTGATGGCACTTGCAAGGGGTGCGGCAAGCCTGTTTCAAAAGACATTGACAGTCCGGACGCCGGTACTCCCGCGTGGATTGTCCCGCCCGAGGACGGTGGTGCGCCATCGTTCGAGAATCGGGCGATTTTCCATTACAGGTGCGTGCGACGCCACGTCTGACGCGCCTTCTGCAGAACGAAGCCCGTCATGGGCTGAAAGCTGGTGAGTCATGGCTGGGAACGGAAGGAAGGCGGCGAAGCCCAAGACGGGTGGCGGCTATGAGGTCGGAGCGCCGCTGGCCGAGGTGCCGGAGGATTGGACATTCGAGGAATTGGAGCCCATCGGCCCCGAACTACCGGACGCTTCCGAACTGAATCTTCTTGACGGCGTGTGGAGCCCATTCGTCCGCAAATACTATGACGCTTTCCGCCGCACCCCTCAGGCGCGCCAGTTGCGCACGAAATGGGAGTGGTGGAATTTCTTCTACAAGCTGGCCGTCATGGACAAGAGCATCAAGAAACGCTCCTATGACGGTCTGGCCCCGGAGATGCGCCAGTCCATGAACCAGTATGGTGATACCCCCGACGCTAAACGCAAACTGAAGATGGAGGAGTCGCAGGCCAACGACATGGCCGCTGGGATCGTGGGCTTCCAGATTCCCGATGACCCGAACAACGATTTCGATGATCGTGCGCGGGCGGTGCTCTGATGCATGACGTCATTCCCAAGCTGACAGCGAAGGACAGGCAGCGTTCGCTGGGCCGTCTGGCGGTGTGGTGGATTGAGACGTTCACGCTCATCGGGCGCGGAGACGCGAAGGGCATGCGTATCCGCCACTCCCCCGAATACTTCCAGTTCATCATCGACTGCTATGCGCTTGACCGTAATGGGCGGCGCAGGTTCGGCCAGGTGTTCCTCGCACGTCCGAAAGGCTGCAACAAGAGCGGTTTCGCCGCCGAGATAGCGATGTTCGAGGCTTTCGGCCCGTGCCGGTTCGCTGGTTGGGCGAAAGGCGGGGAAACCTACACGTTTCTTGGCAAGACCTATACGTATCGCAAGGGCGAGCCGATGGGCCGTCCGGTGAAATCGCCGCTCGTGGTCTGCTTGGCTACAGCTGAGGAGCAGACTGGCGAGGTTTACGACACCATCTACTACAACTGCACCGAAGGCTATCTGCGATTTTTGGCCGGTGATGGCATGGACGCGGGCAAGACCCGTATCCTGTGGCCCAAGACCGGCATGGAGATTCGATACTCGACAGCCGCCGCGCGAAGCAAGGACGGTGGTCTGCAGACGTTCGTGTGCTTCGACGAGGTTCACCAGTACAACAACAAGCGTCTGCGTGACCTGTTCGACATCATGACCCAGAATCTCACGAAGCGTGGCGTCGCCGCAGACCCGTGGTATCTGATGACCACGACCATGTATCAGCCGGGCGAGGACAGCGTGGCCGAACGCGCGTTCAAGACCGCGCATGATCTCATGGAGGGCCGTCTGCGTGGCTGGGAGGACCTGCTGTTCGACCATCGTTACGCCGACTTGGCGTTGGATGATTTCGCCGACGACGAGAAGCTTGAGCATGCGATCTACGAGGCGTACGGTTCCGCGATGAAATCACCTGACGGCAAGGATTACATCTTCCTTCCCGATGGGCGCATGGTGCCGGTCGGCCCCGATGGGCGTTCCGCCGAAGGCTGGTCGTTGAGGGACGAGGGCGTGGAGCCCGGCCCCTCGAAGTACGGTTGGTGCGATCTGCGGCGAACCGTGAAGAAGATTCTCGACCCCGCATATGATCCGAACAACGCGATCAGGTTCTACTTGAACTCGCTGGCTTCCGCCGTGGATGCGTGGCTGACCGAGGACATGATCAAATCGCATGCGGTTCATCGTGACATTGTGGACAAGGCCATCGCCTCTCGTGACCTGAACCGGTTGAACGACGCTTGGCAGCAGGTGGTCTCCGACACCGATGAAATCACGTTGGGCTTCGATGGCTCCGTGTCCGATGATTCCACCGCGTTGGTGGGTTGCAGGGTGCGTGACGGCATGCTGTTCCTCATCAAATTGGAGCAGAAGCCGGACGGCCCTCAGGGCGCGAAATGGCGTGTTGACCGCGACAGCTTCGACGGCAGGGTGCGTTGGGTGTTCAACCATTACAACGTGGTCGGCATGTTCGCGGACACGGACGAATGGGAGCCGTACATCGCGCAATGGGAATTGGATTACGGTGACAGGCTTCAGGTGTATCCGAGGTCGAACGGCTCGCACATCCGCTTCCCGATGAACGGCTACAAGCGTGACGTGATGAGCGAACTGAAGACCATGCGCGCCGCGTTCAACGAGCCCATGAGAACCATATCCAAATACGACGAGCCCGATGTGACGAACATCCAACTGTTCGCCGACCCTCGGCTCATCGACCATTTCCGCAACGGACGCCGCAAGGACAAGCCCGAAGGATACCTCGTGTTCAAGGAGACCCCGAACAGCCCTCATAAGATCGACGCCGCCATGGCCGGGCTTCTCGCCTACCGTGCCCGCGATATCTACTTGGGTGCCACGGTTTCCGGCGAGGAGGAGTCGTTCGCCCCCGTGCGTGTCTGGTGAATCTGATGAAAGGAGGCCGCATTGGCCGAATTGCAGAGCCTTATCCCCGGCGACGAGGAGCCTGACGGCGATGCCATGCTGCTGACCCAGTTGGCGAACGGCCTCGTATCCCGTATCCCGACCCTGTGCACGTTGAAGACGTTCTACGACGGCAAGGAGCAGGTGCCGGTCAAATCGATTCCGAAAAGTACGAACCAGTCCGGCTACGCGGTGTATCAGAGGTTCGTCTCCATCTGCCAGTTGGATTTGGCGAAGGCCATCGCCGATGCGGTGATACACCGCCAGCGGCCCACCGGGTTCCGGCTCATTGCGGACAAGACGATGCGTTCCACGAAGGCGGACGACATGTGGTCCCAGTGCCGTATGGAATTGAAGAGCCGTCAGATGTTCCACGATCTCGCCGTGTACGGCAACGCCTACGCATTGGTCAACAAGAACAAGCTGCCCTCGCATATCACGGTTCTCAGCCCTTGGAACACGTACGTCTCCTCGGACGAGGATTCGGCGGTCAACTACTGGTACAAGGCCAGTGAGGGACGCGAATATCTCGCCCTCTACCGTCTGATACGCAATGATGACGGCAGTGTGAAGGACGTCTACTGTCATATTGCCTACAACGAGACCGATAGTCGCAGTCTTCTGGACGAGGGTGACGAGGAGGAGATTTACGGCATCGCCAACGACGATTCCAAGCTTCGCCCAACACTGTCGCCTACGTTCCAGTGGGATGGCGGTGCGGAAAGCACCTACGATTTCGCGGAGAAATGCGAATGCCTTCCCATCGTGCGCATGCACGCGCCGGGCGGCAAGGGCCAGTTCGAGCCGCATATCCCCACGTTGTGCAGCATCGATCAGCAGCGTTTCCAGCGTTTCTGCATTCAGGAATTGCAGGCGTTCAAACAGCGTGCGGTGTCGATGAGCAACATGCCCCAGTTCTACAAGGACTCCGACCCGCAGGTTCGTGACGGATTGGCTCAGGCCGGAGACCGGATCGACTACAAGGATCTGTTCCAGCAGGGGCCAGACGCATTGTGGCTGGTTCCCGGTGACGCGAAGTTCTGGGAGTCCGGCGTCACGGACATCAATCCGCTCATCACCGCAGTGGCTTCCGACATCAAGCATCTCGCCGCCTCCTCGGGAACCCCGTTGGATATTCTCAGCCCCGATGTCTCCGGCAGCGCGGAAGGCGCGCAGCTCAAGCGTGAGGGTCTGGTGTTCAAGGTCGAGGACATGAACGCGCGTGCCAACGACGGGTTCACCCGTCTCATGCGCATGGCGTTGGAAGCCGATGGCAACAGCGCCGCAGGCGAACGGTTCGAGACCGTGTGGAAGCCCATCAACCCGCCATCCCAGTTGGAGCAGGCTCAGGCTGCGAACTATTCGAAGGGCATCCTGCCCGTCAAGACGAACATGCGCCGCAGCTACGGCATGACCGAGATTGAGATAGCCGAGGCCATGCAGGACCTCATGGACACGCAGTTCGCTCAGGCCATGGCCTCCGAGAACGCGATGATCGAAGGCAAGACCTCCCAGCAGTCGGCGGGCGTCCTGCCCGACGAGACGGATTCTCTCGCGTTCACCGATACCACGAGTGAAAACGACGTGGTGCAGGCGGATGAGCCCCCGACCGTGGACGGTGAATGATGGCCGTTATGACCTTGGAGGTCGCATCCAACGCGCTCCAATCCTCACGTCAGAGGCTCGTCAACGAGTATGTGAGGCTGGCCCGCACCATGTGGCTCAGCCTCACGCCAGCCGACTGGTGGAACGACGCCGTGACCTACGGCGCAGCCGCGAGGCTCGCATTGCTGGAACTCGCCCTGATAGGCCAGGTGCGCAGGCTGGGAATCAGCTACGCTGACCAGACGCTGCGCATGGTGGGCGTCGCTCCCGCCGGCAATGTGCAGCAGCTCGTCTATCCGAGGGTCAACACCGACCCGTGGCTGGTGGCCGCACGCCCCGCAGAAGACTATCGCGGCGAGGCCGTCAAGAACCCCGGCATAAGGCCGGAAACATGGCCCAAGAAGGGTGATGAGCTGTTCGATGAGGTCAACAAGTGGCTGCAATCCGCGTTGCAGCGATTGCAGACCAACGTGTGGGACAACGTGGAACGGGCCTCCACCGACGCCACATTGGGCCGGTATCGCGGCAGCAAGGTGCTCGAATACCGCAGGGTGCTTCATCCGGAGCTTTCCCGTTCCGGTTCGTGCGGCCTGTGCATAGCCGCCGCAGACCGATGGTATTCGACCGCAGCCCTGCTCCCCCTGCACGCGAACTGCAAGTGCGGCGTCGCCCCTGCGGGCTCCGACTACGATCCCGGATTCCAATTGAACTCCGACGATCTCAAAAAGCTCTACGAACAGGCCGGAGGCACCACGGCGGCGGCGTTGAAGAACGTGAGGGTCAAGACCATCACGCACGGCGAACTCGGCCCGATCCTCATGGCGCAGGACGCGAGGGATACGCCGAACCCGGTTCCCGGCAAGGATTCCGACAAGTGGACCACGCCGGACCGGAAAACCACGCTCCAACAGTTCCAGCGGATGAAGGACCGTGCGATCGAGTTCTCCAAACGCTACAAGCAGGTGTCCGACACCGGCAAGGAAGTCCACTTCAGATACGAGGGCCGAACCTACAGGTTCAAGCCGTCGATCCATCTGAGGCAATCATGGGCATACCAACGTGCCCTGCTCAACCAAGTGCAGTCGATGCTCGGCACCGCTGCCTAACCAAGAAAGGCCATCATGGCTAACAATCAGGAGAATCAGACCGTCATGGACGGTTCTCAGAACGCCGGTCAGACCGTCACGGCCAATACCGGTACGGATTACATCGCGAACAGCTCGACCACTGGTCCCATCACCGCTTCCAATCTCGCCGCCAATAGCGTGACCCACCAGAGCATCATCGCCAACGCAGTGACCACCGAGAAACTTGCCGCGAACAGTGTCGATGAGACGGAAAACGGCCCCGACTGGAAGGCATTGTCCCGTAAGCACGAGAAGCAGGCCAAGGACAACTACGAGCAGCTTCGCAAGACCGAAGCCGCCTACGAGGAGTCCCAGAGCCAGCTGCATGACTTGCAGGTGGAAAACGCGCGCATGAAGGCCCAGAAGGCCCACCCGCAGATCAGCGATGACGTGTTCGCCCTGTGCGGTGAGACCGAACCGGAGAAGATTTCCGAATGGGCCGAAAAATACGCGGCACTCAATCCAGTTACGTCTCCGGTGAAGGCAGAACCTGTGCGGGAGAAGGCCGAACAAGGGGCACGTACCCGTGGCGAGGGAGACCCGAAGATTCGTTCCGGCTCGTTCGCGGACGGATACGCCGCCGCCAAGGCACGTCAGGAGCAGAGGCGCCAAGCCCGCTCCGCCAAGTAACCACAAACATTCAATCGAAAGGAAAAGCACATGGCATACGAGAATGTGCGCTCCACCGGCATCGTGACCGTGGAGGAGAACAACGAGTGGCGTTTCGGCAACCACACCGATGACGGCACCGTGAGCGTCACCCTCGACCTGTCCACGTTCAACGTGAACGACAAGACGAAGCGCGACAAATACCTGACCGGCCTGGGCGACAAGGCCACGACCATCTGGATCAAGAGCGGCATCCCGCTGGCCAAGATCACCGCCAGCGGCGAATACGGCCCGTATGACCCGAATGCTACCGATGGCCGTCAGAACAAGATCGCCGGCCTGCTGGAAAGCATGGTGGAGATCAGCGTCACGTTCGGCGGCTGGGATGTGGTCAACGGTGCGAACGTCGGCATGCGCTACCGTGGTGACATCATCAAGAGCAAGCTGCCGGTCGTTCCCGCCGACGGCGCGGTGTGGGGCGGCAGCTTCTTCGACATCGAGGACGATACCGTCACCCCGCTGTCCAACGCTTCGGCCACCTCCAACATCACGGTTCCAGTAACGGTCACCGCGGCGAACATCACCGACGCCTCCACCGTCGGCCGCAGCATCCTGACCGCCAACGATGCCGCCGCAGCTCGCACCGCCATCGGCGCCGGCACCGGCAACTCGAATTTCGACGGCTCCTACAACAGCCTGAAGGACAAGCCGACGATTCCCCCCGCCTACACGCTGCCCGCCGCCACGGCGAACGCGCTCGGCGGCGTCAAGCAGGTGACCATCGCGGCGGACGCCAGCGCGGCGGACATCGTGACCGCACTCAAGACAGCCGGCATCGCCAAGTAACCAATCCAACAACCCTTATAAGCCCGCCCATTGTGGCGGGCTTTCGTATATCTGAAAGGAACCCTCAATGAGTGGAACCCTGGAAAAGAACATCATCAGCCCGTCCGAGGCGTCGGGTGTGGTGCAGTCCGGCTTCGATTTCATCGACGGCCTGCTGCCGTTCGGCTCCGTGTTCCCCGTCAAGTCGAATGACGGCAAGGACACGGTGACGTGGCAGAAGATCATCCCGCCGAAGGAGACCGACGCCATGAAGTTCCGCGCCTGGGACGCGGAGGCCGCTCACGGCAAGACCGTCGCCCAGTCCGGCGAGAACTACACGGGCCTTATCCCGCTGTCGAAGATGGGCCACATCTCCGAACGCGACGTCATCAACCACACGGGCGATTCCACGTGGCTGCATGACAAGGCCGTGGAAATCCTCACCCAGTTGGGCCAGGAAGCCGCCGTACGCATCGAACTGGCCCGCATCGCCGCCATGGTGGACGCGAAGATCACCGTCGAGGAGAACGGCCTGAAGGCCAACACGTGGACGTTCGACCGTCCGACCAGCATCTCCAAGCTCACTCCCGCCAAAGTCTGGTCGGACGTGAAGTCCGATCCGGTCACCGACGTGCAGAAGTGGGTGGACGCCATCAAGAAGGAGCGTGGCCGTACTCCGGGTGCCGCGCTGACCACCAGCAAGGTCATCGACGCGCTGCGCACCAACGAGTCGTTCATCACCGAATACACGGGCGTTTCCCTTGCCAATTCGAAGCCGCGCCTGACCCGCGCCGAAGTGCTGGACGTGCTGCGTACCGCCTGCGGCCTCGCCGACGTGCGCATGATCGACGTGCTGTACACCGACCTTGAGGTCAACAACGGCTTCAAGATGCCGGTGGACACGAACACGCTAATCCCCAACGGCACGTTCATCATGTTCCCGTCGTTCAACGATACGGGTCTTGGTTTCACCGCCTCCGGCCCGACAGCAGAAGGACAGGATCCCGAATACGGCATCAACAAGAGCGTGAACGACGGTTTCATCGGAGCCATGTTCTCCGGTGGCGCCCCGGTCAAGTACGACCTGTGGGCCAACGGCACGATGATGCCGATCCTGCAGGAGGCCGTCAGCACCGCGAAGGCTTCCGTCCTCGGATAGTAAGGAGGGGTCGTGGCTTCCATCGATTCCATCGACTGGCTGAAATGGTTGCGTGTCAACGCGCTCGACCAGCCCGACCTTCTCCTTGACCGGTTTCCCAACGCATGGCTGCTCAATGAGTGCGGGGTCGCTGCCGACATGGTTCAGGCTGAATGCCAGAACGTGGCCCCGCGTTATCAGAACGGCCTGTTGAAGGAGCGCACGCTTGGCTATGTGGTGAGCCAGATGGTGTTGCGTGTCGTCCGCTACCGGCAGTTCAAGACCGAATCGAACGGCAGCTACTCGTATACGAACTTCGATGCGCAGGACAATCCGCCCGGCAAGGACGGTTCCATGAACCTGTACGTGTCGAAACGTGAGAAGGCGCTGCTGGAAGGCCATTCCGACTCGATGGGCCCGATGGGTACCGTGCATATGGGTCTCGACCGCGCCTACGGCATGTGAGGCGCTTATGGAGACCTATGACATGGGCCACCTCTACGACGGGGTGGACATCGACGAGCTGGGCGGAGGTCACCTGTACGACCGTACGGAATTGACCGGCCATGGCGTCCAACAGTTGTTCGATACGGATTACGTGATCGTGGTCAACCGTCGTCATGTGCAGGACGCGCATGGAGGCTATCACGAGCAGGTCGGCGACCCGGTGAAGGTCGTGTGTTCGGTCGAAGGCCGGGCGCAGCAGGCCGGCATGTTCTCCATCAGTGGCGCCGAGGACAAGAGTCCTTCCGGGCAGAACGGCGGGGGCCTTCAGGAGGTCACGCCCTTGCAGATTCTCGCACGCCAGTGGCCCGGTGATATTCATTCGCGTATCTGGTACAAGGGCGACTGGTATGACGCCGACGGCTATCCGACATGGCGTGGCAGCGGCAGCGTGCTTTCCCGTCATTGGGAGGTTCGCTGCCGTCGCGTGGTCATCGGCGGCTACGTGCCCGGCGGAATTCCCGAACCCGAATGGTCGAAGGAGGTGGGCACCGATGGGCCGCGTGACCATCAAACCGAAAATAGGCCGTGACATAGCGCTCATGTTCGGCCCCGAAATCACCCTCGAAACAGCCGAGAAAGCGGCCGTCATGGTCAAAACGCAGATGGGGGTTGGAACGGTTGACGACCGTAATCATGCGGTGGCGCGAGCGGACTTGACGGATCGCATCGACGTCTCCGTCCGCCCCGGCCATGCGCAGGACCATTCGGTCGTTCTCAGCGTCAAAGGCCGTGAGGGAACGGAAATCGCCTCGCATTTGGAGTTCGGTTACGTCAACAATCGTGCCGGACGTCGTTTGGCCGGCATGCATTCCATGCGCAACGTGGCCTCGAAGCTGAAGGTGTAGGCCGTCATGGACAACATCTTCAAACACCTCGCCATCGATGTGAGGGAAAGCATCGACGCCGAACAGGTCGTCTACGAACTGTTGAACCGTGAATATCCGAACGAGGATTGGGCGTCGGTCGCAGTGTACAGCGAAATCGACCTCGACCTGAACGCCGTGACCGAGAACGGCCGGGTGATTCTCTATGAGGTGTCTCCCGGCCAACAGGTTGACAGGGGCTTGTGGCGGTTCACCGTATCGTTCACCGTTCTCGCCGCCGACACGAACAATCCGAGCGGCCTCGCCCGCGACCTGTACCGCACCGTCATGGGATGGCCGTTCGAGGAGAAGACCTCGGCGGGCAAGATAAGCCGCATCAACAGCATTGATTCCCCACAGCGTCGCAGCGACGCCAAGGAGAACCAAGGCAAGAACATCAAGGAATACGGTTTCGACGCATCAATGGACGCGCGGGACCTCATCTGACCTACAGGGGTCGGCCACATGGCCGGCCCTTTTCTTTTACCCAAATCCAATATCCGAAAGGAACCATCATGGCTATTAACGGCGATGCGCTGCTTCAGGCCGCGCGAGGAACCGTGTTCACGGCCCCGGCCAAGACCGCCATCCCGACTGCCGGCGTCAACCAGTTTCTGTTGAACTCCGGTAGTGTGAATGTCGGCACCGCGGACACTCCCGTTTGGGATAATCTCGGCCACACGTCCAATTCCAACAAGATCAGCTTCAGCAAGGACGGCGGCGACACCACCACCATCGACACGTGGCTGATGGCCGCCGCACGCACTTCCACCGAAGCCCCGACCATCACCGTCAGCGGCGCCAGCGTCCAGGGAGACAAGGCGACGTTGAAGAAGGTCACCGGCGGCTGGGATGGTGACCACGGCGGCGTGATCGTGCCCATCAAGCCGATCGTGCAGAAGCTCGCCTTGTTCGTCCTCGCCTACGATGACGGCGACAACCTGTCCTTCGGCTTGTATCTGCCGGAGACCGATTTCACGTTCGACACCATCGACCTGACCGGCGACGAGTTCGCCGAGTTCAGCTTCAACGCGGTGGTCAAGTCCACCGATGCCCTGAAGAAGGGCCCGAACGGTGAGACTGGAGGCTACGCGCTGTTCAGTCCGGAGGATTTCAAGTAGGGTCCGCAGCCATCCGCGCTGCGGATGGTGGAGACCCGCCAGCCACAGTCGAGGCTGGCAAGGATATCCGGCTCGCGGGCCAGCCTTCCACTCTCGGCGGGGTGAAGCTGCCGGCTCCCACCGCCTGACATTGATTCATCCCCATACGGTTCTCCTATCCGGGCCGTATGGGGATTCTTCATTCACGGATAGGGTTTCACGGATAGGAGGACGGCAATGACCGCCAAGAAAAACGACACCGAGACTCCGAAGAAGGAGTTTCCCGAAACTTTCGGCCAGCTTGTCGAGGAATACCCGGAGTTGAAGGGGCTTCCAGAGCTGGTTCCCGCATACGACTTCAACGCGGAGCAGTCCGCTGATTTCACGGTGCTTCTCACGCTTCTCGACACTCAGATGCCGGAGCTCGACGCCAAGGATGATCTGATGGACGCAGCCCTGCTCGTCGCCCGCGTCGTATCCATCTCCAATGATTTCTACAAGGGTCTTGCCAAGGACGAGAAGGCTTACGAACAGTGGGCCACGGGCCGTGACGGCAACGTCCTGTTCTCAGCGTTCCTTACCCTGAGCATGTTCTACAGGGTCGAACTGGGAAAATCCGAAGCGTCGAGGACGCCTACCGAAACTGCCCGGTCGAACTGACCTGCGACTTCAGACGCTTCTACAACCTTGATATGCCCGCCGCCCTCCACGAGTATGACGGCGGGTTTCTCGTAAGGCTCCTGCAGGGTTTGTCGGGTTATGACGAGTCCCTGTACCGCGAATGGCTGCTGAATCATCCCATGCGATCCGAGACCGCCGATGAGGGCGAATCACGGCGCATGCTCTCCTATCACCGTTATTCGCAGGACACGAGCCTCCTGTTGGGCATTTTCAACCATGTGGGCGCGTTGACGTGCGGGCTCATGGAAACCAAGAACGGCAAGCACCCAGAGTTCACTCCGATTCTTCCCCCGGACACGGAACAGCCGAAAAAACCGGTCGAGGCGAGCCTCGATTCGATAAAGGCCCTGTTCTCCTCCTGATAACCGAAAAGAGGTTCGCCGATGGCAATATACGAGGGCGGTGCCGTTGGCATCAGCATCTACCCGGACACCACGGAGTTCGGTTTCGAACTGCGCCGCAAGCTCGCCAAGTACGCGGATGACGATCTCACCATTCCGCTGAACATCGACGTGGACGATGCGAACTGGACGGCGGCGAAACGGCGCATCAACAACGACCGTCTCTCCAAGACCGTCGAGGTGCGAGGCGATACGAGCGCGCTGCGCAAGGCCGTGCAGGATATCGAGGAGCGTGACATCTCCCCGAAGGTCGATCTGACCAAGCAGCTGCGCGACCTGCGTTCCCTGCGTCAGAGGGTCGAAGCAGCCAACCGTTCCTTCCAGAAGTTCAACCGTTCGGTCGATACGAGTTCCGCCAAGTTCAAGCACAACAAGACGCTGGTGAAGCAGTACGGCGACGCGATGGACAAGACGTCCACGCTCACCCGCAAGTACGGTGACCGGCAAATCAACGTGCTGGATAAGACGAAGCGTCGTATCCGCACCCTGCAGGACGCGATTCTCAAGTTCAAACCGTTGGGTTCGAACGTCGTGGAGATGAAAGAGGCCAACCTCGCCATCGCCCGCATCAGGCGCGATATCAAACAGCTTGAAAACGATCCGGGCGCGAAGATTCGCATCGACATCGACCGTTACGCGAAGGTCATTTCCGACCTCGAGAACGTGGCCCGCAAGACCGACGAGCTGAACCGCAAGGAAGCCCGCGTCAAGTTCTACACGGACGGCGCGGACAAGCTCAAACGCGAGCTGGACGACCTTCGCCGCCGTTACGTGAACCTGCCCAAGGAGATAGAGGACTCCTACAGGCAGGCCATCGACCGCATGAACACAGCCGGCCATCTCGCCGGACGTGACAAGGACTTCAAATACGTCGCGAACCTCGATCTCGATGTGAGCGAGGCGCGGCGCAAGGCCCGTGATTTCCAGAACGACCACGACAAGCTGGAGATGGACCTCGACCTCAAGTCCGCTGCGGCTTCCGCCCACCTCATGTACCTGACCCGCCCGCGCAGCGTGGAGATCTACGCAAGATTGCATGCCACGGACATGGGCAAGCTCATCGACGGCATGCTCTACGGGGCCACCGGCCTTCGCGGCGTCAACAACCAGTTCCAGCGATTGGTGAACCTGTTCGACACGTTGGACACGAAGGTTCCCATACTGGGTGCGGTGGGCGCCGTCATCGGCGGAGTGTCCGCCGGCGCGGTGAACCTCTCCTCCAGCGTGCTCGGCGTCGCCGCCAGTCTCGGAGCCATGAGCAAGGCCGCGTTCGCGGCTCCCGCCGCCATCACCGGCTTGGGTGCGGCGTTCGTCGTGCTCAAACATGCGTGGGGCGAAAAAGGCACCACGTTCAGCGACCAGATCGACATCGCCACGACGAAGCTCGCCGGTTTCGGCGACGCCATGGACGAGGCGTTCTACGAGAAGGCGCGTCCAGCCATCAGAAGCCTGATGGACGATGTGAGCGGCACGCTTATCCCCGGCATGACCGGCATCGCGTCCAGCGAGGGCAAGGTGGTCGAGGGGTTGGCGGACATCATCCGCGAGTCCGACAAGGCCGGCGAGCTGTCCACCATATTCTCCCGTACTTCCGAGGCCGTGGACAATCTCAATCCGGGACTGCGGAGCGTGGTGGAGTCGTTCCTCCGCTTGAGCGACGGCACCAGCCAGTACCTGCCTCGCGCCGCCTCCTATTTCAGTGATATGGCCTCGAAGTTCGCCGACTGGGTGGATAAGACCCGAGCCACCGGCGAGATCGTCGCGTCGATGAAGCAGGTGGGCGAACAGGCCGGTTATCTGAAGGACTCGTTCAAGGGCGTGTGGGGCATCGCCACGGGCCTGTATTCCGCGTTGGCGGAAAGCCAGAACGGGCTCGAGGGGTTCAGCACGGCTGTAGGCAAGGCCGACCGTGCGGTGAACTCCGCCAGATTCCAGACCACGTTCAAGGCGTGGGCCAAGGGCGCGGAAGCCGCGAAGAACGAGATGCGCAACGCCTTCTCGGACATCGGTTCCGCAGCCTACGAGCTGCGCGACACCACCGCCGGAATGTTCACCGATGCGGGCAATACGATCAGCTCGTTCACCCGTAACGCGAGCCGTCTTCTGAAAAACTCGAAGGACGGCATCAGCGGATTCTCGTCGGGAGTGTCCGAAGGCTTCCAGAAGGTGTTCTCAGCGGTTGGCGACGCGAGCCCCGCGTTCAACCAGCTGCTGAAGACCGTGGGCCAGCTGTCCAAAACGTTCGGCGGTACCCTTGCCGCCACGTTGAAGGCCAGCGCGCCGCTCATCACCACGGTCGCCAAAGCCGCCGAGGCCACCGCCAATGCGTTCAGCAGGCTGCCCGAACCGATTCAGGCCGCGATAGGCCTGTACGCCACGTTCGGCAAGGCGGGCATGACCGCTTGGAACACGGTGAAGACTGGTCTGGTCGAGAACACGCTGCGCATGGTCGAATACCAGAAGGCGTTGAACGGGCTCGGCGTGACCACCAAGACCGCCGGCGCGAGCATGAAGGATGCGGTCAGCGGTTTCATCGCCGCCAACCCGGCCTTGAATGGCATAGCCGACAGCGTGAGGAACGCAAACGGCGTGCTAGGAAAGACCGGTGCTTTGGCCAAAGGTGTCGGCAGCGCCGTGCTGGGCGCGTTCGGCGGGCCGGTCGGAGCCGCCGTGACCGCTGGCGTGGCCGTGGTGACTGCCGCCTACTCGGAGTATGTGAAAACCGCTCAGGCCAATGAGCAGGCGTCCGAGAACATTCGCACCGCGTTGGAGAAGATACCGGATTCCGCTCAGTCCGCAGCCGAGGGAATCACCGAGGTTGGCAAGGCCATCAAGGAGAATTTCGACAACACGGATTATTCCGGCACGAAGTTCGACTGGTGGTCGGATATGACCACGGGTTTTGATTCGGTGAGCGACGCGGCCAAGAAGCTCGGTCTCAACGTCAGCGATCTCACCAAGTCCGTTACCGGTTCGCAGGCCGAATACCAGGCGACACTTGACCGGCTCGATGCGACGATTGAGAAATACAATGTCAACGTCGGTCATGGCATAGGCAAGAACGCCGATCTGGCGAGGGCCGCGCAGAAGGTGAAAACCGCGCTTGAGGATCAGCGCAACGAGTACATAGCCAATTCCGAGGCCATTGCCCAAGCGAACGGGTATGCGGAGGGTTATGCCACGAAGCTCATCAAGCTTGGTGAGGATTCCGATTCGGTGTCCATCGCCATTTCCACTCAGGCCGAACGTACTCAGATGCTGGCCAAGGCTCAGCAGACTGCTGCGAATTGGGCAGAACGTCAACGCACAGCTCAGCAGAATGCGTTGAACGCGGCTTCCGACTACGGTGAAACGTATTCCAATATGGGGGATGCGATAGCCCGCGTCAATCAGTTGGCCGCGCAGAGCGGCCCGGTTTGGGATGCGAACGCTGCTGGCATCCAGGGCGTGACGGGCTCGTTCAACACGATGAGCGAGGCCGGTCGTGAGGCGCAGTCCGCGTTGGAGAATCTGGGCAATTCCGGTCATGACCTGTTGAAGAGCATGGTCGAGTCCGGTGCCAGCGCGGATGAGGTGAAGGCGAAGCAGGCGGAATTGGCGAAGCAGTTCCTCGCCACCGCCGACAGCATGGGTATTCCCGCCGATGCCGCGCAACGGTTGCAGCAGATCTATGGTCTGACCCCCGAGGAGGTCACCACCCTGTTCAAGGCGGAGACCGAGCAGACCAAGACCGCTCTCACCCAGTACCTGAGCAATCTGCGAGCCATTTTCCCCGGGGACGGTAACACGGCGGTGTTCCAGACTATTCTCGAAGGCATCAACAGTGGTGCCATCACGAGCATGGATCAGGTCAGCTCGAAGATGGACGAGCTACGCAAGAACGTCAGTACGGATGGTTCCGGCAAGTACACGATTGTCCTTGATGCCGATGGCACTCAGGCGATCGTCGCCACCGATATTGTCAAGAAGCATGCCGAACTGTTCAAGGCTGGTTCTGATGGTAATGGTTACACGACCAAGCTGAACGCCGACGATCTGACGAAAGCCACGTTGGATTACGTCGAAGGCAATCTCAACGCCTACGACCAGTTGGCTCCGTCCGCCGACCTGAACGCGAAGGACAATTCCGGACCGGCGAAGGCCAGCGCCGATGCGAACGCCCGCAACTGGGGTGCCCAGCATCCCACCGCGTCGTTCGATGGTGACGCGGCAGGAGCCGCAAACGCCAAGAGGTCGGCTTCAAATCAGGGTTGGCAATGGAACGGAAGCAGCTATAACGCCCAGTTCGGCGCTAGTACGGCAAGCGTATCTAGCTCCTTCTGGAGCGCCATGCAATCCGGTTGGGAATGGGCGAAGCAGAAGTTCTTTGCCGTGTTCGGTGTCAAACGCCAGAACGCTGAGGGCGGCGAGGTAGCTGGTTCGAATGTCACCAAGACGGGCCGTGTGGTTGGTCAGGGCAACAATACGAGCGATTCGGTTCCGTTGAATGCCTACACGGATGCGAGTACCGGTGAGTACGTGATACGTAAGGCCGCCGTGCAAAGCATGGAAAACCTGTACGGCAGGGGAATCATGGCCGCTATAAACGCGACCGGCAGCATTCCCAGCAAGTACATTGCGGACGCGCGGCGCACCAGTCAGATCACCATGCCTTCCGGAGGGTTGAACGGCGGTTCCAAGTCCGGAGGCTGGTCGATGCCTATCGAAACCAGTTCTGGGGACACGTACAACCAGACGTTCATCTATCCGAGCGTCACACCAATCGAGGTTCAGAAGAACAACAAGCTCGACCAGTACGCGAACCTCGGTCTCTTGCAGTAGGAGGAAATGATGCTCTCCACCATGTCCTACAAACTCAACGGGGTTGTGTTGGATACGGAGAACTGTCTGGTCATCGTGGGCTCCACGCTCATGCCGGGCATCAGCACCCGCAGAACGGTCACTACGGTGCCCGGCGTGAGCGGAACCCTGAATCTGGGTGTTCCGCCCGTGTTCGACGAGCGTGAGATCACGTTGAAAGTGGACGCCTTCACACCGAAAGTGTATGAGGAATCCTCTCGAATCATGCGATTGTGCTCCATGCCTAACCTGACTCTTACGAGGGTGAAGGACGGTGTGGAGCAGTCCACGCGGGTGGAGCTCACCTCGTTGACCGCCGACGATGACAGTTCCCATCCGAATAATCTGGTGTCGTTCACCGCGAAGTTCGCCATGCCGGACATATGGTGGCATGAATCGGAATATTGGGATCGCCCATTGCCATTGAACAAGGACGGTCTCGTGTTCCCGAAACCCGTCACCATCAACAGGTTCTGGACAAGATGGTCGGGAGAAGCGAACAACAGTACCTCACTGTTGGCGGATTTCATCACCATGTGGCGTGGTGAGGCCAACAATTCCGAGAGCCTATTGTTCGAGGATGGTATCCCCGGCGACGGTTTCTGGGGCGACGCCCCGTTGACGGACATCGTGTTCCGTTTTCCCAGCACCGTCACCTCCGTCTCCCTGACCGACCCCACGTCGAACACTGGAATCAGCTGGACCGGTGCGGCGGACAGTGCGAAACCCCTCTATATCAGGCCCGACATCATGCGCGCATGGCGTTCCGACTATGCGAACTCCTGGACTCCGACCGGCACGGATGTTTCCACCGGTTTGGATTATCCGGCGGGAGGAATCCTGCAGGTATGGCCAGACGTTTCCGAACTTTACAGATTGAAGGTCACCGCCACGGGCGCGACGGGCGATGCGCTCATGCATGTGCGACGCGCATGGTGGTGACGGGAAGGCACTTATGAAGAACCTCTCCATCCGTTTGAAAGCGTACAAGCCGAACGGTGACACTCTGGGCCTGCTCCCCCAGCCGTCCTCGTTTTCCGCGAGTTTCCTGCACGATGACACGGGCGCGCTCCGATTGGAGTATTCCCGTAAGGCGTTGAATGGGTCGATTCTTGAACGCAAGCTCGAAACTGGTCTGGAAATCGCGGTCGAAGTGTCCGATGGCGGCAAATGGCTGGAACCGTTGAACGGTCGTTTCGTGCTCATCTCCCGCAGTCGTGACGCCTTGGACTCTTCGGATACGGTGACGTTCACCTGCCCCTCCTACGCATGGCTTTTGAACAAGGCGCTCATGCTCGACCTCGCTCATCTGGAGGGTGACGGGGACGATAAGGGCAAGCGTGTGTTCAAGAAGGCCTCTGCCGGTCTGGTCATGCGCACGTTCCTTGATGAGAACAAGACCCGTGGCGGTATCCCCGTCACCTGCGGTTTCGACACGGGCAGGGATTCGGCGGGCGCTGCGTGGAAGAGCGTCATGACGCTTGCCTACACGCCGGGCATCAGCAGTCTCACCGCGTTGGCGAATCTCGCCGGCAACAAGATTTGCGACTGGGCTTTCGACAAGCGGACATTGAAAATCTGGAACATGGACTCCACGGCATTATGCCGTGATCTGAGCCGCATCTCCGTCCAATTGGCGCATGACGTGCTCGAAGCCCCGGAAGAGGAAAGCATCGAGGCATTGGCCTCGCATATTCTCGTGCAGGGAGATAACAACAAGGCTTTCACGAGGGATAATCCCGCAGCGCCTTCCCCTTGGGGCAAGTGGGAGACGTATCTATCCCAGCAGGGAATCAGCGATGATGATACCGCCGCCCTCTATATGCAATCCACTCTGGATACTGCGGCACGTGTTCGAGGCCAGTATACGAGGGCCCTGCGTGTCAACGATGCTCCGAGTCTTCCTCTCATCGATTACCGTCCGGGTGACTGGATCACCGCGCCAACCGTCATGCATGGGGAGAAGGTGCGTGTCCAGCAGGTCACGTTGAGCTTGGAATCCAATCAGTTCAAAGCTTCGGTCGTGTTGAACGACAAGGTTTACGATGCGACCGTCCGTCAGGCGAAACGAGTACAGGGCATCACCGGTGGCGCCATCAACGGCGGCACCGGTGGTGGCCTGCCCGCTCCGGAAAAAGACCATCGGACGCCGAAGGCCGTGACCGGTCTGGTCGTGGCGACCGACGCGTATATCTCCTCCCGTGGTACGGCTTTGGGTCTGGCGACCTTGCAGTGGGCTGCGGTTTCGCAGGCCACGGATGACACGGCCATCGACATTTCGGGCTACCGCGTGGAGTATCGGAAGAATCTTGCCGGTGCCCCGTGGGTTTCCGGTGGCGTGACTGACGCGCAGCGGCTCACGTTGGGCATCGGCGGCTTGGAATGCGGGCAACGCTATGAGTTCCGCGTGCGCGCCGTGCCCACGTATTCCGACAAATTGGGTGACTGGTCGAACGTGGTCGTGGCTTTGGTGGCCAGTGACGTGACGCCGCCGAGCATACCGTCCAAGCCGATACTCACCAGCAAGCTCGGCGTGGTGGACGTGCAGTGGGACGGCAGGAACAATGCCGGCGGCGGCATGGAGCTGGACTTCGACCACGTGGAGGTCGGCATTTCCGATTCGAACGGGAATTGGAAATACCGGGATAGCGTGGCGCGTGACGGCTACTGCCATGTGACCGGGCTTGAACTGAACAGCACATGGTGGTTCGCGCTCAGGAGCGTCGATCATTCCGGCAACAAGTCGGCGTGGAGCGCGGGTGCCAGCGTCAAGGTCGCCCCGGTGCTCACGCAGGAGGATCTGAACAAGAGCGCCGAACAGATTCTGGCGGCGGCGAAGAACGACGCGGCCCAGCAGGTCGCCGTGGTCGACAAAAAACTCACCGATACCGGCGCGCGGATCGAGGCGAACAAGGAGGCGCAGGACAAGGCCGACGCGGCGATAAGGGCCGACGTGTCGAAGAACGCGCAGGCCATCACCGACAACAAGAACGCGCAGGCCTCAGTGGACAAGGCGCAGGACGCCGCCACCAAGAAGGTGTCGGACGACCTCGCGGCGGCGAACAAGACGATCAACGCGAACAAGGCCGCCACCGACAAGGCGCTGGCCGAGGCCGAGAAGAAGGCCCAGGACGCCTACGACAACGCGGTCAACGCGCAGAAGACCGCCGACGGCATGCACTCCATCTTCAAGGGGCCCGACGACCCGCGCAACGACAAGTCGAACACGGTGAGGGCCGGCGACTTCTGGTTCGTAACCCAGAAATACTGGACCCGTTGGCTCGGCGAGGCGAACAACAGCACCTCACTGCTGGCGGACTTCTACACGTATTGGGAGGGCGCGGCGAACGACAGTGCGAGCGTGCTCGTGCCGTTGAGCTCGCGCGTCACCGCCGTGAGACAGTTCGACGGCACGCAGTGGAACGAGTTCAACCTCGTCGCCAGCAACATCATCGCCACCGGCTCGATCACCGCGCAGCTTGTGGACGCGGAGTTCTTCCACGGCCGCACCATCGTCGGCGGCACGTACCGCACCGAGGGCGGCAACGTGACCATCACCGACTCGGGCATCATATTCAGTTACCGCAACCGGCACCTGCTGAGCTTCGCCAGCGATTCGAGCGGCAAATGGCAGCTGACCATGGACGCGCCGATCGTGTCGGACGCGAGCATGAGCGCGCCGACCATCACGGGCGGCACGATCACCAGCGCCGTCTACAGGACCGAGAACGGCAGGCTGACCATCAACGACGCGGGAATCGTTCTGAAGAACACATCCGGCACCAGCACGCTGGCGGCGGACTCGGCCACCGGCAGCGTGACCCTCGTCGGCACCGTGAAGGCCAGCCAGGTCACCGGTTCGACGATCACGACCACGAACGGGCGCATGCTGTGGAACGATGACGGCCTCGTGCTGAGGGACGCCAACGGGAGCATAACCCTGTACGCGAGGTCGATGGACGGCAGCGTGACCATGAAGGGCTCGCTGACCAGCGGCAGCACGCTCTCCGGCGTGACCGTCACCGGCTCGATCATACAGACCACGGGCGCCGCGAACAGGGGCGTCAAGCTCACCAGCGGCGGACTCGTCGGCTACGATTCCTCGGGCAACGCGAAATTCGCGCTGGACACCAACGGCAACCTGAAGATGGACGGCGGCATACTCGCCAACGGCACCCTGACCGCGCCCACCGTCAACGCGGGAGTCATGACCAGCACCGTCATCAACGCGCCGGTCGTCCAGTCCAGCACCGCCGACAACACGGGTTGGAAGCTGCGGGGCAACGCGCTGGACATGTGGGACTCGAAGCGGAACCATACCGTGCATCTGGACGGCGAGGGCGCGAACAACCTGCTGACCGGCACGTTCCAGACCGGACTGTCGGGCAACAGGGTGATGATAAGCCCCTCGTTCCAACAGTCCGAGGTCACGGGCTCGGATAAGCTGGAGGGCGCGGGCATCCAGTTCTACCACGGCACCGGCTCGTACAAACACCCGTACATCGCGGTCGAGTCCACCACGCAGCAGGAAGGCGAAGTCAGCGCGCTCACGTTCAACGGCGGCCGCCGCGCGGAGCACGACCCCGGCGCGTTCGCCAGAATCGGCGAACGCAAGGGCTCCGACAACACCACCAAGGGCGGCACCGTGTTCCTCGCCGCATATCAGGACTATGACTCGCCCGATACCGGCAAAAAGCGCGCCTACCTAACTCTGTGGTCTCCCAAGACCGGGGACACGACCGCCACGCTCGCCGCGCAGGACCCCAATGGCCGAGTCGGCATCCAAGCCGACATCGACAGCGGATACCTGTACATGGGAGGTTTCTTGGGAAGTTATGCGTCCAGAGGCACATTTCAGTCGATGTACTGGGATGGGACCCACCACATCAGCCCATGGATGGTATTTCGGTTCAAGGGCTCGTGGACGCCGCCGAGATACGGCAGCTACAAGATCGTCGGCGGCGTCAACAACGCCACCGGCGACGCTCTGTGCACCAGCGCCCCCTGCAACGAGAGCAGCAGTGGGGCCGAGATCATGGTCCAGTCGATGCCCGCGAACGTCGGCGGCTACAGCATGTTCCCCGGCGGCGGCACCAACATCTGGTGCACGATGTTCGGATACCTGAGGAAATAGTGGAGGAACCATGCGAATCATCGGAGACCGGCTCTTCATCGACCTGCCGGGAAGCGGCGAACCATCGCCGGACGGGCGCATCGACGGCGGCACGGCATGGGGAACCCATTTGACGGACATCGCCGCCACGGGCCTGCTGCTCGGCACCACGTCCGACATGGAGACCGTGGCCATGATGCTCGATGTCTCGAAACGCGTCGCCGACCCCGGCGTCATCGACGCGGAGTCAGGTCGCAACGCGTGGACGAGCGCCTACGAGCAGTTGGAGCATGACGCGCTCGTCGACCTGAATCAGGTGCGCGCCGCATCACTGCACCGCGCGTTCAAGGCGAACGGGGCGCTGGCCGCCGACGGGCGTGCGGAGACCCGCCGGCTGTTGGGCTTGGATGCCACGACCATAGTGGACTCGTACGAGGCGGACGCGGCTCTCGCCGCCGCGCGGGCGTTGGACGAACCGAACGCCGGCGAGCCGGTGGAGCCGTCGATACGGTTGCCCGCCGGCGTGGACGCCACGAGCCTCGCCACCCTGCTCGCCGAACACGCGACGGAAATCGACCGGGCGCGAAACAGATTTCTGAACGACGTCACACCAACCATCACCGATAGGAGATAACCAATGACAGACACAACCGAAAGCCTCGTGCAGGCGGACATCAACGACGTGCTCGACAACATGAGCGCCCGTAACGCCACCCTGACCCGCGAACTCGCCATCAGCCAAGCACAGGCAACCGCACTGCAACGCAGGGTCAAGGAGCTCGAGGCCCAGCTGGCCGAAGCGAAGTAACCCGACACCGACAACCATTTTTCCGAAAGCCACTCCGCACGGGGTGGCTTTTTTCATGCCCAGAACAGAAAGGAGACGGCATGTATCTGCGCAACCTCACGTATCCGCGAATGATGCTCGGCACCCCCACCAACAGCACGGTCTCCATGATCGCCGGCAACCAGAAGGGCGTCACCATAACCGCCCAGGAAGGCCGACAGGACTGCTTCGTCCAAATGTGGTTCAACACGCCACGGGACACGAGCCTCGTGTTCCAGACGGACATCTGGAACGTGGTCGGAGACCAGTCCACCGTGCGCAACGGCTACGTCCTCATCGCCGAGCTAGGCCCCTGGAATTCACTGTGCTCCGCCGCGTCTGCAAGCAGAACATCCCTCAAGTTCACGCCGACCAGAGACTTCATTATCCGGCTCGCCTGCCCCGATTCGGGCAGCGCCAACTTCACGCAGCCCCTGCTCATGACGGAAGCCGACTGGAACCAGATGCGCGCACTCGGCGAAGGCTACTTCGACGGCGACCTCATGCCATTAACCAATGGGGGGGGGGCTGGCTTAAACGCCGTCGTCTGGCTGCTCGCCTCCGCCGCTCTGACTGGGTGGTGGCCGCATGAGCTACATCACCAACCTGTACACCGACCCCTCATGCCACAAGCAGTTAAACACGTGGGCCAGCAGCGGCGGCGTGAATGTCGAGCGCCTCGCCGGCGGGCGCTACCGCTACACGCATGCCGACAACGGCACCTGGGCGTTAACCAACTTTCAGGAGTGGCCGGAACTGATGAGATCGGGCCGTGTCGTGGTCGTCGCCTACACGGCCACCAGCGGGCTGAACGTGGAAATAGAGAACGGCACGCCGCTCGCCTCGGACACGACCCCATCGGGTGCCACGTGGAAGGCGGAGAAGACCGTCGAGGGCGGCAACCACACCATCTTCTGCCTTGGCGGGGGCAGTTTGACGTTGGAGGCCTTGGCCGTGTACGAGGGCGACGAATGGCCGACCGTCCAACAACTCCTCCCCCGGTTCCCGTGGTTCGACGGAGGCTCGATGCCCCTGCAGTGATCGGCGGTGAGCGCCGATGATGCGACATAACTGGTTCCCGAACCCCATGCTGGGCGATCCGAAACCCACGAGGAGTCTCGACTGCAGCGTCAACCAGTGGGGTTCTCCGGACAGTCCGGGCATCATCCTGCGGCATTCGTCCGACCTCATCGGCGGCTACGCCGAATGGGTGGTCTCCGGCCTGCCGGCGGGCGTGAGGTGCGCGTTCGTCGCGTCCTGCGGCGCCGCCGAGGCCACGGACACGTTCCGAGGCCCCCTCATGGAGGTCCAGGACTCCCACTCCGCCACATTGGGCCATTCCGAGAGCTGGGCCGACAAGAAACGCATTCGAATCGTTTTCACCGTGCCCTCCGACGGTGTCGTCAAACTCATCTTCCGAGGCCGGACCGGCAAGGACACCGCGTTCTATCAGATCATCTGCACCGAGGCCGGCAGCGACGAATCGTTCTTCACCGGCTCGACCATGCCCCTGAACATCAACTGACGAAAGGAAAGAAGGCCATGACTTGATGACCGGAACGATACCCGTATGGGCAACGATCCTGGTCTCCGTGATCACCACGTGCGGCGGCACGGTCGCCGGATGGGTACTGCGCCGCATCGACCAGGCGGGCAAACCGGACCCGGCCCTGTCGAAAAGGCTCGATCAGGTGGACGCGAGCCTGACCCAGCTCGACCAGCGTCTCGACCCACTGCAGGATGGGGTGAAAACCATGCTCCTGTGCAAATTGGAGCAGATGCAGCGTGAGATGGTCGACGCTGGCGGTATCGCCGATAACGACCTCAAAACCCGCGCCGAAGGCGTCTACGCCACCTACCACGCGCTTGGTGGCAATGGGCACGGCACCCAAGTCAATCAGGACATACAGGACGCGCCGATAGCCCCGAGAAAACCACAGGCTTAGCCCCCGCCGACCCCGACGGGGGCTATTTCATGCCCACCCAACACACAGGAAGGAAAACGAATTTGGGCAAGTTCAAAAACAAAAGCAAGCCGAAACCATGGTATAAGCGGCTGCTCGCCAAAGTCACGGCGCTCGTCGCCGCCGTGTGCATGCTGACGCTCCCTGCGACCGCGCACGCGGACATGCAGGGCATCGACGTGTCCAACTGGCAGTGCGGCATCGACATCGCCAACACGCAGGCCGACTTCGTTGTCGTCGGCACCACATGGGGCACCGGGCAAGTCAACAACAACTGCCTCGTGTCCGGCGTCAACACGGACGCCAACCGCATGATCGCCCAAGCGCAGGCATCCGGCAAGAAATTCGGCCTCTACCATTACGCCATGGGAGGCAATCCGGAGGCCGAAGCCCAGTTCTTCTACACGAATACGTCGAACTATTGGCGTCACGGCATCGTGGCGCTCGACTGGGAGATGGACGACAACCCCGCATGGGGCGATTGGGACTGGGTACGCCGCTTCATGAGTGAGTGCGAACGGCTTTCGGGCGGTGTGCGCCCATTGCTGTATACCGGCCCGGTCGCCGGCACCATCCCGCAGGACATCCGCGACCGATACGGTTTGTGGATCGCCCAATACGCGAACATGAGCCCGACCGGCTATCAGGCCAATCCGTGGATGCTGGGCGCATACGGCGAGGCCATGCGACAGTACAGCGGCACCGGTGTCGTCAACACGTGGAGTCCCATCGACCTCAACGTGTTCCGTGGCGACGCATGGCAGTGGGACCTGTACGCCAACCCCGCCGGCGGCTCCACGCCACCGGCCACACCGGCCGCGCCCGCACAGCCGAACAACCCCCAGCCCACTCCCAGCACTGGAGGCATCAGCCACGTCATGCAGTGGGGAGAAACCATCTGGGGACTCGCCGTAGCCCACAACGCTTGGCCGTTGTCCGCATGGCATACGCCGAGCGGTGACATCAACCGCTACTACGTGGGCGATGTCGTAACCTACGGCGGCGGCTCCACAACCGCGCCGTCCCACGGAGTCTCCAAGGTTCTTCAATGGGGCGACACCGTATGGGAGTTCGCCACCTCCCACGGCTACAACGTCAGCCAATGCACGGTACCCTCCGGCAACATCAACGTCTACTATCCCGGTGACGTGGTGACCTGCCGCTAAAACCAACCGATGCCGCCATTACTCCCGATGGCGGCATCACCACTATTTTTTTGATCGGAGCAAAACATGACCGACAACACGCCGGACACCCAACTCGAAGAAATCACGGAAACCGGCACGCCCAATATTCCCGACCATACGGCCACGCCGTACACTCCCGTATTCAATGACACGGTGCGCACCGTCATCTACGTGGTCACGCTCGTCGCCTCGGTCATCGGACTCGGGTTCATGAGCTTCGGCTCCCCCGGAATCGGCGGTTTCATCAGTACCGCCGCAGGCATCATCGCCGCAGGATTCGGAGTCGCATACAACCCGGTACGCATGGCCGGCAAGTAGTCGCAGCGAATAAATACCACCGCCCCTCCCCCAGCAGTAACGCTGGACGGAGGGGCGGTTTTCGCGTATTTACGCTTTCATGGGCGGAAGATTGAAATACAATCGGGCGATTCGCTCAGCTTCGCGGTTCTCCCTCTCATTACCAAGCAACAGAAGCCAGATGGCATTCTTCCCCGCTAGAGGAATCGGAGCCTTTAGCTGCTTTATACAGCCCTGCTCTTGTAAAAACTTTGCACCACGGCTCAGTCGGTTTCGCGCTGTCCGTGTGCGGGCCATTGTTGTTTCTGCGGCAGTGTCTAAATCATGTTCCTTGGAGGCGATGACCATGCCCATACCCTCTATCATCTTGTCCCAACCCTCCCAATAACACCAGTAGGCACGGTTTTGATATACGACGGCGTTCACATCCTCTTTGTCGATTACCTTCGAGGCCATGTAGGTCATCATCGACAAAGCCAGTAGGTCTAGCGTCTGCTTGCCGTTTTCATCAGTCTTGGAGAATTTGCCTTGGCTTGCGAGAGCATATACGCGATCTACATTGCGGTAGCCCATCTGTTCCGTCATCTTTCCTCCACGCCCTCGACTAAACTTGGGAGTGGAACTCTTGCTAGGGTTTCGTTTTTCAACCCTGTGGAGTCTTCACCTCCATAGGGTTTTTTATTCACACTCACATGATAACAGATAGTCACACCATAATGGGAATAGTGAGTCACAGTCAACGCTGATTATTGCTCACACCGACATGTGAACATACATAAATATAGATACTAAAAGGCTTACATGAATATTTATACAAAAACCGATTTTTGATTTTTCGAGCGAATCACCGTCGATTCCGCCACGCCGAAACTGTTCCGCAGCCCAACCCGAAGATTTGTTGGAGAATGTTGGAGAATGACATTCCTAGACGCCGGAAATCTTACCCGAGATACGATGAGACCCCTTGCAAACATTGTCGTTCGCAAGGGGTCTCAATGCCTAATCAGCGGGCGTTTCAGCACACCTTCCACATCCAGTTGTGCGGGTCCTCGACTTCGCCGAGCTGGATGCCGAGCAGCTCGTCGCGCAGTTCGCAGGTGAGCTTGCCGGAGCCGCCGTCGGCGACGGTGACATCGAACTTCTCGGACTTGAAGCGACCGATCGGGGTGATGATGGCGGCGGTACCGCAAGCGAACACCTCGGTGACTTCGCCGGACTTGATGTCCTCGAGCAGCT